CAATCTAGAACTGTATTATGATAATGATAATGGTTTTATGAACATTCAAACTGCGAATTCTTTGGATATATCAAGCAGTGGTAGTATCACTTTGGACGCATCTGATTCAATTATTTATCAAGTTAATGGTACAACATATGGAAAGTTTACTGGTGATGCAAACGGTGATTTAACCATTGCTTCGGGTAGTGGTGGAAATATTACTTTAGATGCATCAGGCGGAAGTATTAATCTTTATGATGGTTCCACACAATATGGAACGTTTTCTAGTGACTCAAATAATAATTTAACCATACAGTCAGATGCATCAGGAAGCATTATTTTAAACGCTTTAGACTCTTCTGGGAATATTGCTACCGGAGTCAGTATAGGATCCGGAGGTAACAATCTAGAACTGTATTATGATAATGATAATGGTTTTATGAACATTCAAACTGCGAATTCTTTGGATATATCAAGCAGTGGTAGTATCACTTTGGACGCATCTGATTCAATTATTTATCAAGTTAATAGTACAACATATGGAAAGTTTACTGGTGATGCAAACGGTGATTTAACCATTGCTTCGGGTAATACTGATTCGAATATTATATTAGACGCATCAAATATTATTTTAAATACTAATTCCATTACTTCTGATGAAAATATTTTTTTTGTTGCTGATGCTAATAGTACTAGTCTACTTCCTACTAAATTTAGCATAGGAAACGTACCATCATCAAATCTAAGTTTGTATTGTCAGTACTACCCTCCCAATAGTACTGCTACAAATGCTACAAATGCTACTCTTATTATGGATTGTCCGAATTTTTTGTCTCTAACATGCAGTAATTCTATTTTTTTAAATTCTGGAAATAATTCGATAAATTTGCAAAATGATGGTACAACATATGGAACGTTTTATAGTGACGCAAGTGGTGATTTAAATATTAGTCCAAGTGGTAGTGGAAATCTTAATTTAGAGTTAGGGACTTCAGGATGGTATGTTTCCTTAGGTGACATCTCAAATAATACCATTCCAAATAATATTCCAAGTAATGCAAAACTATCACTGAATTATACAAGTTCAACCATGTACATTTCTGCTCCGAATGATTTGTTTATAGAATCACTAGGATCGGTAACGTTAGTTGCTGGTGATGGAATTATTGATCTTTATGAGGGTACCACACAATATGGATCGTTTTCTACATCTGGAAGTAATAATTTAACCATTGATGCGGGTAGTGGTGGTACTGTTACTACAAGTTATGTTGCCCCTTGGAATCCTGGCGGTAAAGGTATAATAAATCAACAAGCTTTGGCAGGTGTGTCGACAAACGCGAACTATGGTATAACTGGTGGTGGTGGTAATGGAGGTGGAGTTATCAACACATGCCTTTCTAATATTAATATTGTATATACGAACAATAATTATACCACTGGTGATCTAATAACTATAACCAACAACAATTTCAGTGGACTGCTTATGGTGAGCATTTTTTCTGTTCTAAATATGGGTGAGTCGAGTGTTTACATCTTATTTGTAGTTCCGGCGAATGACTCGCAAGGTAATAACTTGTCAACTGGAATAGATCTCTTAGGCACTAACTTCTGGACATTGAACTGTCCTTCTAATAACGTATTTTCTTTTAATATACCTTCTGCTTACTTTATAAATGGACAACCACAGGTTTCTGGTAGTATGTCAATAATGCAAATAGGATAATCAATCAATTCACTCCACACCATTTACATTTCTACAAAGAACTGTAAATACAAACAGTATTATTGAAGAAGCCATTCTTTTTATTTTTAAATATTTTTTTTTATCAGATAATTTATTTAATAAAGCAATTTCTCTACTCTTGCTCAATTCATAATTTGCTTTCAAAGAATAAATCAATAATAATATATATATATCATTACTCACATCTTCATTTGTATCCATTTTGACAAAGCATATATTTTGTAGATTTAGTAATATTTCTTGAAAATTCACAGCTTCTTCATTAATAGTTTTCATCATACCATAATAAATAGCATTCGAATGTAAATCTTCTTTTTTACTATTTTCTTCGATTAATTTCACCCCCATTTTCTTTTCAACAATTGGCTCTCCAACTAAACTGGTATATTTGAGCTTTTCGTGAATAAAATTTTTTTCTGGAAAATCCCATTCCACTTCTCCATGATCCCACTCATCGTCTATGTAATTTAATTTATTTACTTTGAGTTGTTTTCTTTTAAAAAAACAACAAACATTCCCAAAAAGAAAAATAAATAATAATGAAAACATTTTCATTATTATATAACAATTTTAATTTTTATTAGTATTTAATAATTCAATAATCATATTTAATTTTTTATCGATTTGATTCATTTTTTCTTTGAGAGATAAATCATCCAATGGCATTTCATCTTTCCAAGAAATATGTTTCTCTTCTAAATTCAAATTGGATTTATCTATTTTGATTTTAATAGGCATTTCTGTTCTTATAGACGGTTCCATTTTTTTTTGGATAGATTCTATATCTAACGTTCTTTCAGCAATTGTTTTTGCAATCAATTCTTCCATTTCACTAATAGGTTTATCTATATCTTCATTAAATTTTAATGGTGGTGGAATAACAACTTGATTCATAGAAGAAAATTCTTTTTGTTTTTTATTTAATTCATTATTAAATTGTTCTCTTTTTTTATTTTGTATTTCTTCAAATGTATATAAAGTATCATCCACTATATTATGTTTTTCTAATGGTTCAACATTTGTAGAGATATTCTTTTTAAAATTGGAAATATATGCTTTATTTGTATTGATTAATTGTTCTTTTGTTAATATTTGATTCAAATTATTGTTTTTATAATATTCTTTCATATTTGCATTAAGTTGTTCTTTAGAAATATTATTTGTTTTCGAAACAACTTTCCAAATTAATATAATATTATCGCTGGATAAAAAATTCATTAATATAATAATTTATTATTATTTAAATTAATATTATATTTAAACAATATGAAGATACTTTTATTTATTTACTACATGTGCTTGTTGCCGATGAGTAAATCAATTAAACCGCATTTGATAAATCATTTTTACAAAGCCAAGTCATTAAACCAACAAAATTATATCAAAGCAATAAACAACGAAGAGGTAAAAATAGTAGCAGGTGTTGGTCCGGCGGGTTGTGGAAAAACATTATTTGCTTGTTTATACGCTATAAATCATCTAAAAATGAATAAAGTAGAGAAAATTATTCTGACAAGACCCATTGTTTCAGTGGATGAAGAACTCGGATTTCTTCCTGGGAATATAAATAAGAAAATGGATCCTTGGACGAAACCAATGTTTGATATTTTTTCAGAATTTTACAAGAAGCAAGAGATAGACAATATGGTTCATAATAATGTAATAGAAATTTCTCCATTGGGATTAATGAGAGGAAGAACATTTAAGAACGCGATTGTGATTGCTGATGAGATGCAAAATAGTTTACCTAATCAAATGTTTATGTTAACAACGCGTATTGGTGAAAATAGCAAAATGATTATTACTGGTGATTTATTACAAAGCGATTTAAAAGTAAAAAATGGATTATATGATTTTATTGAAAAATATAATCATTTTTCTTCAATAAAATCAGTAAATAATATTGATATTATAAAATTTGAAATTTCGGATATAGAAAGGAGTCAAATAGTGAAAACGATTTTAGAGATGTATCATTAATAATTACAGTGCATTGATAATTATATTAGTTTAAGATTATATAATATTATATAATCTTAAATTATGTTAAATAAAAGATTAATTGAAAAAACAATAGATAATGATAAAGATCCATTACGATATAATATACAAAATGGACATCCAATAATAGAGAAACACGTAACCCCATATTATTATTCAAATCCGAGTCAAGCATTCGATGGTGTAATCAATCCATTAGAGAGAAGAATTACTACTCAAATATTATCATTAGATACAGAATTTAGAGAAAATTATGAACTTACAAATTCAAACAAAGCAACATTTATATTAAAAAATCCTTTATATAATGTGATAAGTATGAGATTAATTTCATTAGAATTGCCTAGAATGTGGTATTCTATATCTGATTTAATAGGAAATAATACAATGAAGATAGAGTTATACAATATGTCAAATTATCCAAATAGTATTCAAACAATTACTATTCCAAATGGTAATTATTCAAATGAGAATTTAATTTCTACAATAAATAATATTTTTATGAATAAAAAAAATGGATTAGAATATTTAAATTTTGATATAAATTCAATTACAAGTAAATCGTATTTTTATGTGAATAATGAAATATATTCAAATAACTCTAGTAATTATTCACCAAATTTTTATTATGTATTAGACTTTACCCCAGTATTGGAAGTTCAATGTCAACATAACAATTATTCAACTTTGGGAACTTATTTAGGATTTAATAAATTAAAATATTCAGTGACACAATCAAATACATATATAGATATTATAAGTCAACCAACTGTAATTACATATGAAGGATATATAGCGAGTCTATCTTCTGCTGGAATTAATCTAGACAATTATATATTTGTATATATAGATGATTTTAATAAAAATCACAATTCAAATGGAATTGTTTCACAAACAACAGAGTCATTAAATTCAGATAGTATAATAGGAAGAGTTGCATTGCCAACATTTTCTGATTCGTTAATTATAAATAATAATTCAGACGCTGTTTTTAAAAAGAGAGATTATTATGGACAAGTACGAATACGACAATTAGAAATATCATTATTAAATAAACATGGAAAACCGTTAGATTTGTTTAATAATAATTATTCATTGGCGTTAGAATTTGAAACCTTATATAATCCTTAAAATCAATTCATATAATTCGGGTTTGTTAAGTTTACTATAATCTTCTTCTTTGATTTTTAAAAGAATACAAATATCCAATAAATCTTTTACTTTATAATAACTTATACATCGCAATGGTTTATCTATATTTTCCCATTGAAAATATTCATTCGATTTATATTTCTCTACATCTTCTTTTATGGGTTCTATTTCATATGCGTATTTAAATCGGCCGTGTGGATTTTCTATAGGTGGGTCATATTGATGAATAATATGAATAGGTTCTTCTGGTTTTCCGCTGTGAATTTGGAAACATCTTTTTCTATAAATAAAAAGAATATTTATTTTATAGCAAACACACAACGCAAAAAATGTTTTATGGCTAATTCTGGAAGTGTGACCTAATTCATTTTCAATATCTTCTTTAATTTTAGTAATTTTATATTGTTTAAGAAGTTGTTTACATTCATCTTTTCTTAGAAAATCGATATATTTATATTTTTCAGTTTGTTCGATTTCAAAATCATTTGTTCCAATCAATTCATATTGAGCGAATCCATTCATAATAATATAAAAAATCCAAAATAGAGTATCATTTTTTCTTGGAACAAATCTTTTTGTTTTTACAATATTTTTTGTTTTTACAACATTTATTATTTTACTCGATACAGTTTTTTTTGGTGTTTCACTTTTTAAAATATCACTTATAGTGATTGATTTTGGAAACAATTTATGAAATGAATTGATAACCAAATTGTTTGTAGCGATTTGGTTATCTGATACTAAATGATTGTTATGTTCTTTTGTTTCTTGTAAAATATATTTATGAATGACATTTTCAGTAAACATATAGCTATTTAAGACCATCTTATTAATTATAAAGTAAATTTATATCTTTAACTTCTTTATCAGTAAAGAAATTACGCAAGTTATCTTTTTGTGTTTCAAAAAGTTTTAAGTTGTTTTCTTGTGTGATTACATAATTAATATAATTTTTTAATTCAATAATTAACTCATTCGAGAGTTCAGTTAAATTAATATGAACGCCATAATTATTTTCATTTAATGTAATATTAGGATTTTTATGTAAGATTCGTAATATTTCAACTTGGTTAATTTTTGACATTTTCTCTATATTATCTCTTATCAAGGTTAATTCTAATAGATTAATTTCATTTACTACTTCATTTTTTATTGAATCCATATTTAATGATTTATAAAAACATAAGTTTATATTATAAATACATATATTTATTCATATGATATTATAAAATATTATATATAATATGGAATATACAAAAAATAAAATACCAAATGATATTCAAGAATTTATCGATAAATTTAAACATTATATTGACACCAAAATATATTACTATGGTAGTGTTCAAAGATATGACTATTTTATGGGTAAAAGTGATATTGATTTTTCAGTGTTTACAGATAATACTGAAACTATGATTCATAAGATAAGTCATTATTTACATATTAATAAAAAAAAATTTCATAAAATTGCATGGAATTATAAAAGTAAATTCATAGAAGGGTATAAAGTAGTATATTATAATGAGAATCCGAAATGTAGATTAGAAATTACGATTTATGATGAAAAGTATAAGGAATATGTATTAGCAGACCATATTATTCCTTTTGATATGCCTTTTTATATATGTTTTTTATTAATTTTTTTAAAATTATTGTATTATAATTTACAAATGATTCCTATTTCATTTTATACACATTATAAAAAGTTAATCATTAATACTTTTAAAGGTATTAATACGCATTTTACTTATATAAAAAAATAAGTCATAAGAGGATGTTTAAGGTTGTAATTTTTATATTTTTATACAAAAATATAAAGACTGTTCTATATTAATAGAGAATGGCTTTGTTACAAGAGTATTTATCTTTAACGAGACAATATAAAGAACAATATGGAGAAAAAACAATTGTGTTGATGCAAGTCGGAGCATTTTTCGAAGTGTATGCGATTCATAATAAAGAAGATAACGATATTATAGGTTCTTCCATCACTGAATTTAGTAAAATATGTGATTTAAACATCGCTGAAAAAAAAATGTGTGTAGATGATAATGATGTGATTATGGCTGGATTTTCGCATTATATGATTGATAAATATTTAAAAAAATTACAAGACGCAGGATACACTAGTGTAATATATACACAAGATGAACATAATAAAACCAATCGAAGTTTAGCGGGTATTTATAGTCCTGGAACTTTTTTCTCTACAGACCCATCTAGTATTACTAATAACACAACTTGTATTTGGATTGATGTAATTGATTATTCTAATTCTCCTATTTACAAAAAAATGAATTCTTTTAATAAAAAAATGATTTTTGTTGGAATTTCCAATATTGATATTATTACCGGAAAAACAAATATTTTTGAATTCAAAGAAATTTATTTAAATAGTCCAACAACGTTCGATGATTTGGAACGTTTCATCTCTATATTTATGCCTTCTGAAGTCATTATTATTGGACAAAATATAACAGACAATGAAATAGATGATATTATACAATATGCAAGTATCGATTGTTTATCTATACACAAAATAAATATTACAAATAAGAATGAATCAAAAAATTATATTCAAGCAATGAATTGTGAAAAACAAGTATATCAAACAGAAATTTTGAATAAATTTTATTCAAAGAAAAATATTATTTTGGAAAACTTTTATGAAAAAGGATATGCAACACAAAGTTTTTGTTATTTATTGGATTTTATTTATCAACATAACCCTTCTCTAGTTAATAAAATATGTGAACCCATTTTTGAAAATTGTACTGACAAATTAGTATTAGCAAATCATTCTTTGAAGCAATTGAATATTATTCAAGATAAATATAATGGTAAATTTTCATCAGTAGAGAAACTAATCAATCAATGTATCACACCCATGGGCAAACGATTTTTCTCTACTTTATTAGTAAATCCAACAACGAATGTGGAATATTTACAAAAAGAATATAATATAACAGAATATTTAATAGAAAATAGTAGTGAAATAGATTTTATTCGTAATAAAATGTCATCTATAAAAGATTTATCAAAAATAAATCGCCAAATTATTATGAAAAAAATTACTCCTAAAAATTTATTTTATTTGTATAATAATTTGATTATAATCAAAGATATAAGTATTTCAAGAGATCATACTGTTAATGAATATACAAGAAGTCATAATATAATTCTAATTGAAGAATATTGTAGAGAAATGATTGAATTTATTGAAAATACATTAGATATTCCATTATGTGAAACAATAGATAATTATTCTCAATTTGAAATAAATTTTATTAAAAAAAATGTGGATGTTCATCTTGATGAACAATATAAATGTTTATTGGAATCATCTGATAAATTAGAAGCTGTTCGAATATTTTTAAATAATAAAATTGCACGTGTAGAGAAAAAAGAAAAAGGCAATGAATATATTAAAAAACACGAAACAGAAAAGTTATCGATACATTTGCTAGCTACAAAGAGAAGATGTGTATTATTAAAAAATGAGTTGACTTCTTCAAAAGAAAAAAAGATTACGTTATCATATATCTCTACTTTTTCTGGAAAAGAAGAGAAATTTATCTTTGAAAATAATAATTCTTTTCTTTTTGAACCACAAACAAACACAACTGAATTTATACTACATCCTCAAATAAATGAATTATGTCATAATATTACCACAATAAAAAAACAATTAAAAGAGTTGATTACGAATATTTATATGAAATGTATTGTTGAAAAATTATCAGACCTATTTTCAGAAAAAGTAGAGAAAATTATAGAGTATATAACATATATAGATACAATTTATACAAAGGCATTTATTTCGAAAAAATATCATTATAGTAAACCAATAATAGATTCTTCTTCTGAGAAATCATATTTTAATGCAAAAGGGATGAGACATCCTTTGATAGAACATTTACAGACAAATGAGATATATGTAACAAATGATTTAGAGTTGGGTTCAACAGAAACCGTTGATGGAGTATTATTATATGGGACAAACGCTGTGGGAAAAACGAGTTTGATAAGAGCGATTGGTATTAATATTATTATGGCGCAAGCGGGTTTGTTTGTTCCTTGTATTCAATTTATATATAAGCCATATCAATATATTTTTACGAGAATATTAGGAAATGATAATATATTCAAAGGGCTCTCTACATTTGCTGTAGAAATGTCAGAGTTAAGAACAATTTTAAGAATTTGTAATGAAAATAGTTTAGTATTAGGAGATGAATTATGTTCTGGAACAGAAAGTATTTCGGCAAAAAGTATTTTTGTAGCGGGTGTTCAAACATTAATTTCAAAAAAAAGTAGTTTTATATTTGCTACACATTTACATGAAATAATAGATTATGACGAAATAAATAAATGTGATAAATTAGCGTTAAAACATATGGCCGTCTCTTATGATAGAGAGAATGATAAATTGAGATATGATCGTAAAATAAAAGATGGTCCCGGAAATAATATGTATGGTTTGGAAGTATGTAGATCATTATCATTGCCTCAAGATTTTCTTACATTAGCAGATAATATAAGATTAAAATATAATCCGATCAGTGGTTCACTACTTTCATTAAAAAAGACAAAATATAATAGTAAAAAAATAAGAAATATGTGTGAAAATTGTGGAAAAAAAATGAGTACAGAAATACATCATTTAGTTGCTCAAAAAAATGCTGATAAAAAAGGGATGATTTATAATGAAGATGGAAGTATTTTTCATAAAAATCATTTGGCGAATTTAATGGCTGTTTGTGAAGAATGTCATTTACATTTCCATAAATAATATAAAAATCAATTTCTTATGAATTTTAATAGAGAAAAATATGTAGCATCTTTTGGAAGATCAATCGATTCGTTGTGGAGTTTATAATTATAAAATTGATTTAAAAATTAAAGAAATAATATGTGTTAAATTAAAAGATGATTATTCCAATTAAATGTTTTACGTGCGGATTTGTGATTGCTGATAAATATCGTTATTTTACGACGGAAGTACGTAGAAGAAAATATTCTAATGGAAAAACTACAAATACAGTTTTATATTTAACACAAGAATTTACTGAAAAAACAATTGAAGGACACTTATTAGACGAATTAAATATTCATAGAATGTGTTGTAGAAGGCATTTCTTAACACACGTCGATATAGAATAATATTATATAATAATATGGGTAAAAGAAGAACATACAAGAAAAAAAGAAGTTTAAGAGGAGGTTTAAAAACATTTGTGGGGGATGCATTAAATTATTCTAATTTTTCTACGTATCCAGGTGTAACAAATCACGGAGGAAATCATTATGCGTTGAATCAATATCCAACTGATCCATATACAGGAAACATAGGTGATGAAGGTGATTTTGCTATTTTTCCTAATTCATATACCAATGGATTAAGAGGTGGATATGTTTATAATAAATCGTCAAATAAAAAATATTCAAAAAATTACAAAACTTATCGTAAAAGTAAAAGTCGTTCGATGAATGCTCGGAGAAGTAAACATATAAAACGAGGTGGGTTAGGACCATTATTAAATGATGCAATGATGGGTTCGAGAGTTATAAGAAATGATATTGGAAATGTTTATAATACAATGGCTGGATATCCACAATCAGTATCACCTTTACCTTATAAAGATCAACTAGTTGCTTCCAGATAATATTTAGGAATATAATGTTAATATTTATTTCTCTTTTATTAATATATGGCTCCAAGTTTTTTAAGTAATTTGTGTCCTCCAGCAATGTTTTATTTTATTATTTCAGCGGTAGCATTATTGATGGTTATTTTCCAAAATATTGGCAATCAAAATTTATTATGTATTGGAAATTATAATTCCCGCGTTCCAAATACTTTGCTAATAATTATAATTAAGGCATTATGTATTTTATTTTGGACTTGGGTGCTTAATATTATTTGCAAAGCAGGTCATAGAGGTGTTTCATGGTTTTTAGTGTTATTACCATTTATAGTTACCTTTTTTATGATGTGGATTGTATTAGCTGGACGTTAAACAAGTGTTTGTTCAGAAATTATATATTAAATAGAATCATTTAATATATAACTATTAAAAATGATAGAAACTAGAGAAAAAAAGAGTTCTTTAAAAGAAAAAGATGTTGTAAATGATATTTCTTGGAAAATTATCGATAAATATTTTACAGAAAATCCAAATAATTTAGTAAAACATCATTTGGATTCTTTCAATGATTTTTTTGAAAATGGATTATTTAATATTTTTCGAGAGAATAATCCATTAAAATTTGTAAATGAAAATAGCAAAATAAATATTTATTTAGGAGGAAAAGATGGAAATTTAATTTATATAGGAAAACCCATTATTTTTGACGAAACTAGTAATCGTTCTAAACATTACATGTATCCAAATGATGCACGATTAAGAAATATGACTTATGCTGTATCTATTCATTATGATATTTATATTGAATATTTTATTAATGATGAAATCATCAAAACGGATACAAAACAGCAAATTTATTTAGGACGATTTCCAATTATGTTACAATCCAAATTGTGTATATTAAATGGATTACCTCCGACGGTTCGTTATAATATGGGAGAATGTAGAAATGATTATGGAGGTTATTTTATTATTGACGGAAAAGAAAAATCCATCATTCCTCAAGAAAAATTTGCCGATAATATGATGTATATTAAAAAAAATAAAGCAGATGATACATACAGTCATTCTGCTGATATTCGTTCGGTAAGTGATGATTCTTCAAAGCCCATAAGAACTTTCTCTATTCGTATTGTTGCTCCTTCTCCTACACTCACAAATAATCAAATTGTTGTATTTATTCCAAATGTTAAAAAACCTGTTCCTTTATTTATTTTAATGAGAGCATTAGGTGTATTATCTGATAAAGATATTATTCAACATTGTTTGTTGGATATAGAAAAAAATAGTTCTTATATGGATTTATTTATTCCATCTATCCACGACGCAGGAAAGATATTTACACAAAATGCTGCGTTGGAATATATTTCTGTCTTAACAAAAAGAAAAACAACAAATGGTGTTTTATATATTTTAATGGATATGTTGTTAACTCATTTAGGTGAAAATAATTTTATTGATAAAGCGTATTTTATTGGATATATGGTTTTTAAATTATTAAAAGTATTTATTGGAGTAAATAAAGCAACAGATAGAGATAATTATAAATTCAAGAGAGTAGAATTATCTGGTGAGTTATTAAGTGAATTATTCAGAGAATATTATCTTATCCAAAATAGAGCCATTGTCTTAAAAATAGAGAATGAATTTCATTATCATAAAGGAGAATACAAAGAAGAAAATATAATTAATCTAATTGATAAAAATTATTACACTTTCTTTAAAGAAAGAATTGTTGAGACTGGATTTAGAAAAGCGTTTAAAGGAAATTGGGGTGCTCAAACACATACAAAAAGAATCGGTATATCACAAGATTTAAATCGATTATCTTATTTCACATTTATTTCACAATTGAGAAAAATTGTGTTACCTCTAGATACTACTTCAAAGGTAGTCGGACCACGATTATTAAATTCTTCTCAATGGGGATATTTAGATCCAATCGATACACCCGATGGAGCAAATATTGGATTACATAATCATTTATCTATTACTTCTTTTATTACTAGTAAAATACCGAATAAAAAATTGATAGAATGGATTTTTGTAAATTACAAGTCTATTTTTTCTCTACAAGAATGTAGTTTTGATTTGTTATCAAATGGAACAAAACTATTTGTAAATGGTCAATGGATTGGTGTAATTAATGATTCGCCTATTCGTTTTATTGAAAAGTTTAAATTATATAGAAGAAATGGAATTCTTCCCATTTATATTAGTATTTCTTTTAATTATGAAAATAATGAAATTTTTATTTTTAGTGATGCAGGAAGATTAATGCGTCCTATTTATTATATCGATAATGAAACCCCTAGTTATAGAATAGATGTGGATTGGGAAACGATTACATGGACAGAAATTATTAGCGGGTTTGGGAAAAAACCCGAAAAATATAATTTTTTTAAAATATATGAATTAAGTGAATTATATCCGAATATGACAGAAGAAAAATTAATCCAAAATAAAAGTATTATCGATTATATTGATACTTCTGAAGAAGAATGTTTATTAATTGCAAATAATATTGATGAATTTTCAGCAACAACAAAATCCAAGTATTATACTAATATAGAAATTTTACCTTCTCTACTTCTAGGTGTTATGGGAAATATGATTATTTTTCCTTCTAACAATCCAGTCACACGTAATTCTTTTTCTTGTGGTCAGAGTAAACAAGCAGTTTCTCTATTTAATACAAATTATCAAGTAAGAATGGATAAAATGAGTGTTGTATTGAATAATGGTCAAATTCCTTTAGTAAAATCAAAATATTTAAAATATGTAAATAATGAAGAACAACCGTATGGTGTCAATACAATTGTAGCAATTATGTCTTTTTCTGGTTATAATGTTGAAGATGCCATTTTAATTAATGAAGGTTCTGTGAAAAGAGGATTATTTTCAACCACTTATTATACTACCTATGAAGCAAAAGAAGAGAGCGCAAAAGTTGGATTATCTGAGACTACCTCTGTTTTTGCTGATGTAATGAATTCTAATTCAATTATTAAAGGTATTAAACCTGAATATGATTATAATTATATAGATGAAAATGGGTTAGTGAAAGAAAATACGGAATTAAATGAGAGAATAGTTGTAATAGGTCGATATACATTTAATTCAGAAAATCCAGATGAAAAATATGATTCTTCTGTTTATACGAAAAAAGAACAATTGGGAATTGTAGATAAAAGTATTATTACAGAGGGTGAAGAAGGGTTTCGTATTGCGAAAGTTAGAATTAGAGAAGAAAGAACACCATCGCTTGGAGATAAAATGGCGAGTCGTGCAGGTCAAAAAGGTACGATTGGTTTAATTATACCTGAACAAGATATGCCTTTTACTAAAGATGGGATTCGTCCTGATATCATTATTAATCCTCACGCTTTACCAAGTCGTATGACAATTGGTCAATTAGTAGAGACGATTCTAGGAAAAGTATGTTTATCATATGGAGAATTTGGTGATTGTACTGCTTTTGAAAATAAAGGTCCTCACACAGAATTATTTGGTAAATTATTGGTAAATGCTGGATTTCATTCTTCTGGAAATGAAATATTATATAATGGATACACTGGAGAACAATTATATTCTAGCATTTACATCGGACCGACATATTATATGAGATTAAAACACATGGTAAAGGATAAAATCAATTATAGAGCAAGAGGACCAAATAATCAATTAACTAGACAACCTGTTCAAGGAAGGGCAAATGATGGAGGATTAAGAATTGGAGAAATGGAACGGGATGGATTATTAGCACACGGAGCTACTGCTTTTTTAAATGAATCATTTATGGTTCGAGGTGATGAATATTATATAGCGATTTGTAATAAAACAGGTTGTATTGCAATATATAATAAAAGTCTGAATTTATTTTTGAGTCCATTTGCTGATGGTCCTATTACATTTTCAAAATCAAAAGTTACAGATAAACAAGATAACATATTAAATATTGATAATGTAAGTAGATTTGGAAGGTCATTTAGTATTTTACGAATTCCCTATTCATTTAAATTATTAATTCAAGAATTAGAAGTAATGAATATTCAAATGAAAATTATTACAGATGATAATATAGACCAATTATTGAGTATGAGTTATTCTAATAATATACAATTATTACTTCAAAATGAGAATGAAAATATCAAGACATTAGTGAATAGTTATAAATATAAATTAACAAATATGATTCAGAATCCGAATAATAAACCTTCTAAATTTATTAGTAACTCATTAACTGATATGATTGCTCACGATATGAAACAACAAATCATAAGTAGTTATGATGATGCTGTATCAATTGGTATTCGATGTTTAGAATATATTAAAAAAAATAGAGGAAATGTAAATCCATTTACAGATAAAACATTTGTTCATCATCATTTTAATCCACAAATAGAAAAAAGTAGAGAAATATTTTCAATGAATGTATCTTCGCTTGAAAATACAATGAGATATATTTTTGAAATATTACATCATACATGTTATTTTCTTTGTGTTTATGGAGGAGATAAAAAACATTGTTTATATAAACTTGTAAGTGGTTCTACTTCATCGATTATAGGAAAAGAATTTGATAAAACATTTTCTCAAAAAGTAGAGAAAAATAGATTCGAACAAAATCCTGAGATTAAATTATCTAGTCGTCAAATTGGAGATATAAATTATTTTTTACAAAGTCAATACCGTGTGATGAATTGTATTTTAAAACCATTTAATAAAAAAGAAGAAGATTTCTCTAAAGAATATGAAGTATTTTTCGATAATCCAAATATGAATTTACCTAGCGGTATTTACATATTAAATTTAAATGATAGTTTTATTGTAGAAAAAAATTATTTATTTCCTTGGAATGTTTTTGAAAAACCAACACCTTTGTCTCGTTTTGGTATATCTCCAAAATTTATTCCTATTTTTAGTATATCTGGACAAGATAATTATTTAGATATTCCTTTTCCTAATTATGATGATATTAAATTGTATTTATTAGAAGGTTCGATGAAATTTTTTGATTGGGGAGTAAAACAAAACGCAGTTGTTTTTAGAGGAGGTCCTACAGGTTGTGGATATACAACCACTACGAATCAAAGATTAATGTTGGCGAATTTAGTCCAAAATCCTCCCGAAGATTTTGATAGAGAAATATTAAAATTATTAAATATTGGTATTGTAACAAATAGTGGTAAAAAAAATGAATCTATTAATAGTAATACAATAAAAAATGATCCAAAATATAGAATTGGTGTAATGAATACAAATCTTATTTCAGAAGAAAAGATGTCTATGGAAGAACAAAGTCATTATAAATATATTATTCACGTAGATGGAAATGTGAATGCCTATCGTTTATTAACTTCATTTATGACTGGTTCGTTAATTTTACGTGTAAAAAGTAATTTTACTTCTTGGTTTGACCATTTAATTCAACCATTTGATTATTTAAAAAGAATTGAAGATGAACCGATAAAAGGTAATTTTATTTGGATAAACGAAGATTTATCCAACTTAGAGCAAGTGATTCGATGGTGTCAAGATAATGACTCAATTTGTAAACAAATCGCATTTAATTCTCTACATTTTTATCAAAAAATATCAAAAAAAGAGTTTATAGTAGAATATACAGAAATGGTATTTTGGTCTACAGTAGAGAATAATTTAATTCCTTTTAATAAATCTTCATCAAAAATGTCTTTTCCTTCTTTTAAAGGCGATTCTTCATCAGAAGAAGATCGATATTCTACTTCAAAAATATATTTTCCAAATCTAGACGAGTATTCTCCTCATTCACCTGATTATCCTCCTTCTGATTATTCTCCTCATTCACCTAATTATCCTCCTCCAGAAGATACCCCATCTGAATATTCACCTCATACACCTGAAGGATCACCACCTTTTGAATATTCACCTCATACACCTGAAGGATCACCACCATCTATACAAGATCAATTATCTCAAATAACAGAAAAAATAAACGTGATAGAAAATGTTGTGAAAAAAGAAAAGAGAGAATTAGAAGAAGGAGAAATAGATGAAGAAGAAGAAGAAGAACAAATAGGAGGAAATAAAAATATATTAGAAGTAGAGAATGATATTAAAATAAATAAAAGTGAATTAAATAATGATACAAATACGAAAACGATAAAGATATAATTATATTATAAAATTGAAGTAATATTGAATTAAAATAAATATAATATATTAATTCAATATGTCAAATTCTCAAGTTTCAAGTAGTTATATTTCATCGGTTTATAAATCGAGAAAAACATTGTTGCAACTAATGAAGTTACAAGGATATAATGTCGAAGATTATGAAAATTTTAGCATTAGTGAAATAAGTATTATGTCTTCTAATAAACAGTTGGATATTTTCTTGGAAAAAAAGTCAAGTGATGAATTTACAACGAGTTCAAATAAAATATATATTTGTTATAATTATTATTCTCAATTTAATACAAAAAATATTAATGATACAGTAAAAGATTTATACGAAGGAGATGAACCAAAACTAGGAAGTGATGATACACTATTATTTATTACCAAAGAAGATCCAAATGAAACAATTGTAAATAATTTAGTTCATATATGGGAGATGACACATAAATTTGTAACTGTAATTAGTATTAAGAGATTACAATTTAATATATTGGAACATTCGTTAGTTCCTCCTCATAGAGTTTTATCAAAAGAAGAAACAGCAAGTGTAATGAAAAAATATAATATAGATGAATTATCTCAATTTCCAGAGATTTCAAGATTTGATCCCGTTGCTTCAGTGATTGGAATAAAGCCAAACGAAATATGTGAAATAAAGAGACCAAGTAAAACGAGTATAAATGCTAATTATTATAGAATTTGTGTATAATATATATGGTAAATGAACAAGGGTTATCACATGTAGATTTTATGAATTATGGGTCGTTTGTATCTGATGATATTTTTTCTTATTTAGGTGAAACAAAATTAAATAATAGAGAATATGTAAATAAAATCTACGAAAAAATCGATGAAACAAATAGAAAATTTGCTGGAAGTTTGAAAGAATATGTTGAATCTTATATTAATTATTTATTAAATCCTTCGAGTACATACTGGGTTACTTATCAAACGAATCAAGCTACAGCTGTTTTTAATAAGGATAATTTAACAAAAATATCATATTCTATTCAAAGTGATACGGCAAAATTAGCTTCTCAAACATCTGAAAAGAAAAATAGAATTAATAATGAAGAAAAAACCTATAAATCATTATTAAAAAAAATAAATAATATAAATAGTGTAGATAATAGTTCTGCTTTATTAATAGATGAAAGTACTGAATTGTATAAATCACAATACATAGATAATAGCATATTAATTTTTGGAATAATAGTACTTCTAGTAGTATTGTATAAATTATACAAGTAATTACAGTTGTATAAATAATATATAAAAAATTATATATTATTAAATAATGTTTCAGTTATTTAGAATTAATAAAAGAATACAAATAAGCCATATTTCTTTTACAAAAAAAAATTATTTACCAAAAAATATTAAACCTTTTTCTTATAAAAAAGAATTTTCTCCATTATCATTTCCAGTAAATACTAATATATTAAATAATTATTTTTGTAAAACAGAAAAACCAAGTATAATTACTTTTTTTTACATTATTTTAGGAATCACTGTTGGATCGTTTATATATTATATTAAATTATAGTATGACTACAAACTCATCTAATTTGATGAAATTAGAAATTCTCGATAAAGAATTTACATTATTATTAGAACAATATAAACAGACCTCGAAAGATTATTTTTTGTATAATGATACAAATGTGACTCAATACACTTCTCTACAAGATAGAACAATTATTGGTGGAAATACAGTTTTATATGAAACAAAGCCTACATTGGAAAGTTGTCAGGCGTTATGTAGCGCAAATGAAAATTGTGATGGCGCAATTTATGATATGGAAAACGAAACGTGTGTTATTAAATCAGGAGATATAAATGTAAATAATATTGGTAATGATTCGATTTATAGCATTGTTTCAGAAAAAATGAATTTGTTAATAAAATTAAAAAATATCAATGAAAAGCTTTATAGTGTTTTAAATCGTTCAGCACTTTTAGTAAAAGAATTGAATCCAAGTACGGAATTACAAACAAATGAAGTTTTCATAGAAACAGAGAAATTAAAAATAAAATACAATTTATTACAACATAATAAAGAAGAATTAGATAAACTTATTTTAAAAAATGATAGTTTGGAAAATGAATATGATGTAACTACGATTATGGTGAATCAATCTAATTTATCTTATATTTTTTGGTCAATCGGTGCATTAATCCTAATTATATTTGTAATCCGATTATTTTATATGGCATAATATTAAATAATAATGTTTTGATGTTATTATTTAATCTCATTATATAATAATTATGTTTAATTTTTCAGATTTTTCAGATATTAGAAATGTTTCTGATAATTATACAGAAAATGTAATCGATAAACAAAATAAAGAATTTTTAAAAAAACAACATAAAATTTTACATGAAGGTTTTCAGCCAAATCAAACTAAAGGAACATCTTCTTTTCGTGACCCATCTGTATTAATGAATAATTTTGCATATACAGAACCATCTGAACAAACTGTAAGAAATACAATTAATGAATCAAATAAACAAACACAAGGAACGATCGGTTTGGTAAATCAAGCTTCTTATGTAAATGATCCATCTGTAGCTGAAATTAGTAAACAATTTACAAATCAATATACTGATTATTCACAAGTAAATGATACTATTTTAAAAAATGCAAAGGAATATATAGATAAAGGAGAAAGTATAGATACAAATGTTTTTGTAAATAGCTTGTCGAATGATAATACTACACAATTCATTAACTTGTATAATGATGATCCAAATAATACTAATCCAGATGTATTAAAATATGACAACATGTATATAGATTCGTGTAGAGATCTAGCGAGAATAAAAGGTTATAATAATTTTTCAGTGGGTTATACCGACCAATTTAACCAATCACAATGTAAAATTGCTAAAGATATTTCCAATTTAACTACTTCTGGAATATATATACCGAATTGTAAAGTAGGAACAGATGGAAAAACATATGGTGGAGGTTGGGGAAATGCAATTTATGAAAATGATGGTAATATTTCAAAGTATATTGGTTGTTATAAAGACGCACAAGATAGAGCAATGATATCAGCTGGTACTGAAGAACACAATAATCCCGTTTATGCAATAGGTAATTATGGTTGTGCACCTTGGGGTACGAGTAATGGTGATTTTCCCAGTTCGGAAGCTCAATGGATATGGTATACAGAAAATGCTGGTGCTGGTGCTCCCGTAAATACAGGAAATCCAGTTACACTTAGAGGTACAATCGATGTGACGTCAAATAATATAATATATTGTGAAGTTTTTTGCATAGGTGATGATATATGTAATATAATAGTAAATGGAAATAATAAAAATGAGCCATTATTTAAAGATGGAAATACAGATGCAAGAAATTTAATTTGTGATCCCGAAGAAATGATTGTAAGATATCCAAGTAATTCAAAAACAGGATATATTGTTGCTTTTTATCCAGGAAAAAATATTGTGGATCTTCAAGTGGTCAATACTGGAGGTCCTGCTGGTGTCATCTTATGTTTTATTCAAGAAAATAATACAAGTGTTGAAAATAATTCTATTAAAATATCATCTGCAAGTACTGGAACAAATGTATTTATGTATACAGGTGGCAGTTTTATGAGTAATTGGTCATATATAACAAATAATAATAATGCTGTTACACCATTTAGTCAATCCTTTTCAGTAGAGACGTGTGGAAAATATGCATATGATAATGGTTATCAATATTTTGCTGTACAAAATATGTTAAATAACGATCCAAATTCTGCTCAATGTTTTATTAGTAACGATTTAAATGCTTCTACAAAATACGGAAAATGGGATGGAAGTACAACATATGAAGGTAATACATTAGGTCTTGGTCCTGTATCAGCTGTGTATAGTTTTAATTCACCTGGTAATTATGATAATTTGGGAAAGATTGGATATATGAATGAAAATAGTCAATTATTAGAATATCCGTCTTCTATGGTACAACAAGGAACAAGCACAAGTTACAATACATTATTAAATGTAGATAGTCCGGGTAATGATATAGCTAATTTTACTTTAAATAAACAAGATTGTGAACAAAAATGTAATGAGAATACGGATTGTTATGGTTATGTATATGTAAGTGATTCAAATCAGTGTTGGATAAAAAATAAAAATATGTTTAGTTATATGAATAAAGATGGTCCTCTTACACCATATAATGGACTTGAATTAAATTTGAAAGATGTTCAAGTGTTAAATAATAATAGTTGTCCGAAAAAAATAAAAAATATCAATAGTTTGGAATGGGATAGTTTTAATAAATCACAAGAAGTAATGAATATGGATACTACTTGTAGATTAGAAAAAATAAATAACCAATTAATAACAGAAAGAGATGAAAAGGAAACAGGATTAAATTGGGTAATGAGTCAATTATCGAAAGGATTAAGTTCTTTTATGACGACAAATAAAACAATGACACAACAAATGGGGGTAGAACATAATGTAATGAAAGAAAATACATCACTTTATAATGTATTATATGATAAATATAAAGAAATTACTGGTATCGATAATAGTAATATTAATAATATATTAGCAAATAGTCAAATAATAATTAACCAATCGAGATATTTTTATATATTATGGGTTGTTTTAGCAATTGCAATTATAATTGCTTTAATAATGTTAATACGAAGAATTACAAATTCATAATATGATATTTAATTCTTTAATATTATCTTTAATTATACTAATGAATACAAATTATAAAAAAAAAGATACAAAATGTTTAAATGCGACTGATAATGAAAATTGGTGGTCATCTGTTGATACACAATGTAGTTCATTAGAAGGAAATAATTATATTTCTAAAAATATTGAATCTTTTGATAATTTTGGACAACAATATGAAGAAATGACTTTGGCTCATTTAAATGATATATCTAATATACAAGAATTAGAAAAAACTCTTTATGATAAATTAAATATTGAAACATTGTCAAATAGTGATAAAAAATTAGTAATGGGGGAATTATTACAACTTTCCACCATAAAAGGTAATTTGTATAATACAATGAATAATTTATATGATACTTATAAAAATCAAGTTGGAACAACAACCCAAGCAGTATCTGATCAATTAATGAGTATACAAATTGTAGAGAATGAATTAACTGAATTATCTCATAAAATGCAAAAATTATATGATGATAATAATTCGAAAATAAGATTAATCGAAATCAATAGATATTATGGAGAAAAATATGATAACCATTCTGGATTTATGAAATATCTTATTATATTTACTATTTTTTATATTTTATTATATTCATTGAAAAAATATTTTTTAATAAAAGATAATGTGTATTCAATTTTACTTTTTATACTCATATTTATTGGTATCATTGTATTAGGACGATATTTTTATAGGATGGTATTTAGAAATAATATGGAATATAACGAATATCAATTCCCATTAGCAAATGTTTTGGGAACACAAAAATCGACATCTTCATCTAGTAGTTCAGACCCATGGATAAATGCAAATCTTCCAATGAATTGCCCAACCCCCAATGATCCTTCAGAACCTACATATACAGCAACACCCTAACCTTCTGTAACCGGTGGTAGTACTACAACTAATAAAATACAAATTGTGTGGGGAGATAATGGATCAGTTAGTTGTGATAGATACTCTGGAATGAAGCAAAATGTATAAATACATATGGTTCGGCAGAACAAAGTATATGTTATAATACATTTTCAACTGTAGATCCTTTTTCTGAAAAATATAAACCCGGAGGTTGTGGATGTCAGAGCACAGGTACTGGTTAGAATTAATTATAAATGTATACGATAATAATACATAATATAATATATTTTATTATTATATTATGCGTCATAAACAACGTTGTCCAAACCCTCCTGTAAATGCTCAAATGTATCAAGTTATTGATAAAATAAATACAATTTTAAATAAAACAGATAATTTTTTATCAACGTGTCAAGTCGGACAACCTTGTTATATAAAAGAATTAGAAGATGTATATAATAAAGCAAAAGCGGATTCATTATCTTGCCAAGATAATGTATCAATCGCTCGAAAAAATTATATTATAGCCAAAGATGGAGAAAATGAAATGGATAGAATTACAAAAGAAGAAGCATATCAAAAAGCACACGACGAAGTATTAAAATTAATAGAAGAATACATTGATATACTTAGAATGGTATATACACAAACAGACGCATTAGGTACTGCTGAAGAAGGGTCTAGTTATATGGATGGTGTATTAATACAAACAATAGCAAACAATGCTTTATCCGAACAACACGTGAAAAAATCATTAAATGAAATTTTAACAAATGACAGAAAAAGTTATTATGAACAAGATAAATATACTAATTTAAAATGGTGGAATCGTATTTGGTTTTGGAGTTATTTATTTTTATGGATTACTTTTTCTCTATTATTGTTCTTTACCAATAATCGTTATTCTTATTTATCAGTGATGTCAAAAGCGGGATTCATCCTTTTATTTCTTATTTATATGTTTATTGCCAAATATATTGTTTTAATTATTATTTCATTTATTGTTTTTTGTACAACATTATTTCCAAAAAATGTTTATTTACAAATGTAGAGAAGTTATACACGTTCAATAAAATCCATATCTCGACCATCATCATATATAGTTAAATCACCAATCTTGTTTAACCCATCAAAACTAGGTATAGGCAATGATAAAATAGTATCTTTAATAAAATGAAAAGCATCTGTTACATTATGTATTTTCGTTGGTAATCCACTTGTTAGTAATTCAGGGGTTCCATAATTTTTCTTATACTTTGTTTTGTTTAATAAAAATGATAATGGTTTATCTATTTCTGAAGAAATTTTTATTTTTGGTAAAAATCTTAATATATCTTTTAATAATCGTAAATCGTGAGAATTATTATTTCTTAATGTATTAATGTAATGATTATGTTTTATAGTAGCTTCATTTGTGTAGAAAAAACTATATCCACTTTTATTTCCACATACTTCTCTTCTATTATTACATTCTATTATATTACATATTTTTCTATATATTTCACTTGTGTCAAACTCTAATCCACGAAAATAACATCTACCATAATCTATTATTTTTACTATATATCTAGATTTAAATGTAATTACTTCTCCATTGTAATGATAATGATAATCGATATATCCGTCTTCTATAGGTTCATAAAGTAATATATTATTTGCATGTAAATCATAATGAGTAAACACATTTTTTAAAACATTTAATGTATAGTATACTTGAAATAATATAGCAAATAATTCATTGATTATAAATTGTTTCAACATAGGGGTTGATAAACTTTGAATTTTAGAAAAAAGTGTCATTGGTTTGGATACATTTTCTAATAACAATAAAATTTTACTAGGGTTTATACAAGAAAGTCGAATACCATTATCAATATCAGCACTATTTAAATTTAGTATGCGTTGTGTTTTTAATATAGCTAAATCGTCACTATTAACAAACCCATATGTTTGAAGAAAAGAAGGAAATTTTTTATATACATTATTTATAAAAAAACGTCCGACAATATATTCATACATTAAACTATCTGCTGATGCTTTTATTATTTTTTTAAGTACGGCGTATGATTTATATTGTTCTCTTTCATAATCGATCTTCACAATTGTTCCATTTGCTCCATTATTTAAAACAGTATAATTGTTCATATAATCAAAATTATCAAAGAATTTAAAAAAATCATTAATCTTTTTCGATTCTTTTCCAAACGCAATACAAACGCCAGAATCAGAACATACAATTTTTAAATAATTAGCTCTGATTTTTTCTCTATTTTTATAGAGAAATCTACCAATTGTATTTTTTGCCTTATTTACTTTTTCGATTTGTTTGCTTCGCATTCGTTTTTTTTCGCTGATACTTCTAGAACTTTTTCTACTTGTATTTTTTCTACTTTCACGTTTTTTAGTAATGACTTTTGTTATAAACCGACGAATCGTATTTTTTGCCTTTTCTACTTTTTCTACATTTTTTTTTCCAGAAATACGACAATATTGTCTTTTTTCAGTGTCTACATATTTACACGGCCGATAACAATTATTTTTTGCTAATCCTTTACATTGACTTACTTTTCTATTATTTACAGTTGTATTCTTTCGACAATATTTTCTTTTTGAACCATTGATATATTTACAATTGGGAAGCAAACAATTTTCTTCTTCTAATCCTTTACAATTCATATAATATTATTATAAAAAAATAATAATATTATATAATATTTTATTGAATTATTAAACAGCATTCAAAGCAGTGACATCCATTACTGCGTTTTGAGATAAATCATCATCATCTTCTTCCATTTTAGAACCTTCGTTTTCTCGAATCAATATCAATCCCATCCATCCATTTACATCAGTACTAATTCTTCCAAACTTGTTAATAATATATTCTTTAATTTCATTAATTTTTGGTAATTTTTCTTTTGGTGCATGAAGATTATACCATAATTTAAATTCTTCGTGAATATCCGACATTTTAAGAACCGAACGTTTTTCTCCATCCTTTTCTCTCTTAATCTTATCCAATACGAAACTAGCAATATAATCAGATTCGCGACGATATTGATCTGTTCTATTTTTAACCACGATACAATTAGATACTTCACCTCTTTTATTAAACGCTCTCTTCACAAGCATTCCAGCAAAGATAGATATCCATTTTTTCATATTTTCTTTCAGATTTTTATTTTTCGGAAACAAATGTTTGTATTCTTTTCTTCCTCTATAATCTCTTTCTTCTTCGGGTTCATAAAACTTGGATTCAAAATCACATACTCGAATTCTTCGCCAAGTTCCATCATCGTGACTAGTTACTTCAAATAATGTATTTGTACAAACAACCAAATGAAACTGAATTGAAAATGTTTCACTTTCACAATATAGAGAACGAGCAGAAATACTTGCGTCTCCTGTCAATTGTTTCATTATACCTTCATTAATTTTATCTCCCTTTTTCGGTTCAGCCATTACAGCATAACGAATACCTTTAAGTTGCATGATTTCAGAAGAGGTACCACCAATAGCTGGTCTTTTATCTGTAATAATAGAAACAGGAACACTTCCGGCATATTCTCCCAAAGTCATAAACATTAAATCAGTCAACATAGATTTTCCGTTACTACCTCTTCCGTGATAAATATGAAATGTTTGATTTTGGTTGATACCAATGAGTACTGAAGATAAATGATCCCACATATAATTATTTAATGATGGATCTGGAAATAATTCTTGCATAAATGTAGTGATTTCTCTTGCAATATCTTGATCACAATGTTCATTGTATTCTTCATTGTATTCTTCATAATCAATATTTGTTGATTTTGTAATATAATCAGTAGGAAGACCATTTCTAAATACTTTTTCATTCAAATCAACCACACCATTTTTAAAACAAATCAACCATCGATTTGAATCCATATTCTTCAAAAACTCAGGGTCATAAAATATTTCTCCTGCTTCTATCATAATATTATTTTTATCTGATGTTGTTTTCATCATATTAATTACGTGTTGTATTTTATTGATTTTTTTCTTTAATGGAATAAGTCTTACATCAGCCAAGTCCATAGCCATTGATTCAGAAGATAATTTATCCAACTTTTTTTTATAAATAGCATACATATCAGTAGAAATAGCTTTTCGAAGTCCATTTCCTTTATCTAATTCCCATCTATGATTTTTGAATACATACCAAGTTTTATTTTTAATACAACTACAAATATATTTATCCTTAAATATTTGAAACAATACTTTTGCCAAATCAAAATGTGTTGGTTGTTCAATTGTATAATCAATATAATGTTCTTCACATATATCTCGTTTTACTTTTTCATATAATTCTTTTGAATTTTCTTTTGCCCAATAAATCAATGAACGATTTGTTACTCCATTATCTTTTGATTTAATGTATTTATTCCATCTTTCATATAATTGTGGAATAGTTGAATAATCAAAATCAGCAGCCTTACTTCTTAACATTACCCACGACAAGAATAATCTTTCATCTGTATGTTTTAATGCAAGAGCAACTTGCGTATTTAACACGTGAGACCCAGGTTCATAAAATTTTGCTGGTAATATTTGAGTGTAAGCGTGTGTTTCTCTTATATTATATTCTTCAACAGTTAAATTTTTCATAATATTATCGACTGCTTTACACAAAATATCATAATTATGAATATTTTCAAGATGAATAATTTCTGTTTCATCAACTGTATTATTTACTACTTTAATTGAACTCTTTGATTTATTATTTGTTTTTTTTGATTTTTTATCTTCAATCAATTTAAGAAAATCTTCTTTATAATCAAATTTTTGATGTTCATCATATTGTGCAGATAATTTATATAAACTTTCAGTTATATTTGTTAAAGAAATACAATCATCAACGGATTTACGTTCCATCATAATTTCACCATCGTGAATATCAAATGTAATCATAAAATAATATTTTAATTCATATGCTTGATTTCCGGGTTTTCTTGACCCATACATTTGCCAATTACTTGACCCTTTTGTGATTCCATCATCGAATACCGTTTCCCAACTATTAATAATCGGTAATTCATCACCCCAAGTATCTCCAATTTTACTAATTATTTTCTCTCTCAATATAGATTGTGCTTCTCTTTCCAACTGAACACCTATAATAATATGAATCCCGTCTTTTGTTAAACTTTTATCTTCTAATCTATTTACATTCGGTTTTTCAAAAACATAGATTGGAATATGGGTTTCTTCTGTAAATTTTACCATTATTTTTAATTCTTCTAAATAAAGGAGAATTAAATCTTCAATATGTTGATATGTATGTATTCTTTCAACAATTTTATAATCGTAACGTAAATCAATGTCTATAAGAATAGGACCATTATCCTCAAGTTGTTTCTCTGTTAAATATTCGTTCTTTTTCTCTACAAACACTTGTTGATAATATAATTTATACATTTCAGATAAATCATCTTTAGAAATATGATATGAACCACCATAACATTTTTTACTATTATCTGGAATCCGAGTATGTGTAGATTTTTCATCTGCCTTGGATTTATGTTTTAATAAAAATTCATTCAAATTTTGTGATTGGTGTGAAGTCATCATTAGATTCATTTGGATTGATATCATATAGCAAGATATTTTTATATCAATTTTAATTTACAAGAATCAATAATAACGCAATCAAAATGTATCGTTATTATTACTCTCAACCGTATAAAATATATATTAAAGAATTATTATATATTAAATAAATGAATGAAGGAGAAGAAATTTCATTAAATTCAAAAAATGTAGAGAAACCAGAAAAAATAATCACAATTAAAAAAGAAACAATTCAACGATTAATCAAAGATGTAAAGCAATTAAAAAAATTTCCATTACACGAAAATAATATATATTATATTCACGACGAAGAAAATATATTAAAAGGTTACGCATTGATTATTGGTAGTGTTGATACACCTTATTTTGGAGGTTATTATTTTTTCGAATTAACGTATCCTCAAGATTATCCTCATTCACCACCCAAAGTTTTATTTGTTACTAATGGGGATAACATCCGATTCAATCCAAATTTATATACAACTGGTAAAGTTTGTATTTCTCTACTCAATACGTGGAGAGGAGACCAATGGACATCTTGTCAAACCATTTCTTCTGTATTATTAACTTTAGGAACATTATTATGTAATAATCCATTATTAAATGAACCCGGAATTACTAGGCATCATAGAGACTTTACTAATTATACAAAAATTATTGAATATAAAAATATTGAGATTGCAATTATTCATATATTAAACAAGCATCCAAAAAAATATTATGATAAACATTCATTTATTTCTTTCTTTGATTCTATTGTTCAAGAAAAATATCTAGAAAATAGATTAAAAATTTTGCAATTTATTCAAGAAAGAATAAATAATCCTATCGAACATATTAAAACGCATCTTTATAATTTAAATGTTATTGTAGATTATGATTTTTTATTAAAAAAATTTACAAGTGTTTCTGTTTCTCACGAAGAAAAAGGCATTTAGAACTAAATAATAAAATTGATTATAATATAAATAAATATATAAATATAACAAATAATCAATGTTGTTTTGCTCAGTATGTTCAAACATGTATTACATAAGAATTATTTCTTCACCTGAAGAATCAGATAGACTCGAACATTATTGTAGGCTTTGTGGTAACAAAGAAGATAATTTAGTAGATATAACCGTTTCTAAAACAATTATAAAAAAAAATGAACAAAAATATTCTCATATCATTAATGAATATACAAAACTAGACCCAACATTACCAAGAATCAACACAATAGATTGTCCCAATCCAGAATGTACCACAAATCACGATGAACAAGCAAGAAAAGAAAAAGAAATTATTTATATCCGATATGATGATATAAATATGAAATATGTATATATGTGTTCAACTTGTGATACTGTTTGGAAATTAGAAGAATAATTATTAAAAAATTGATATATAAATATAATATATTTTTTTATATATCAATTATGGAATCGAAAAAAATGTTTGATGATCGAACACTTATTGAACGTAATAAAATTATTGAAGACGAAGATATGGAAGAAGAAGATGAATATGACGAAGATTATGATGAGGAAGAAGAGGTAGATGAAGAAGATGAATTTTATTTACAAAAATTCAAAGCCGAAATGAATCAAAATTATTTAATTGACATTCACCCCGAATGTGTCAAACATAATGATGAAGAAATAAAATTACTTTCTAAAGTTGTTAGAGATGAACATAACATTATTATTGATGACCTTCATAGAACCATTCCATATTTAACAAAATATGAAAAAGCAAGAGTCATTGGCGTTCGTGCAAAACAAATTAATATGGGAGCACAAATATTTATAGAAGTGGATCCAACTATTATTGATGGAGCAATTATTGCCGAAAAAGAATTATTTGCCAGGAAAATGCCATTTATAATAAGACGACCTTTGCCTGGTGGCGGTTCTGAATATTGGAATCTTACTGATTTAGAAATTATATAATTTAGATAATATATTATAATTATATTATGAAGATAGCTTTATGTTTTTTAATTAGTTACGAACACGACATTCACAAAGAAGAAATATGGATAAAATGGATTGAAGAAATAAAAGATATCATTAATGTATATATTCATTATACAAATCATTCGAAAATTAAATCTCCTTGGATCCAATCTCATATTTTACCACCAAAATATATTTGTAAAACTGATTATAAACACGTCGTTTCTGCTTACTTTTCTTTAATGAGTTTTGCAATAAAGAATAAACAAAACCAATGGTTTTGTTTTTTAACCGATTCTTGTTGCCCCATCATTTCTCCTTATGAGTTTAAAAGACGGTTTTATAACAATTATAATTACTCTATTATGAAATATGATTTTATTCATTGGAATCCATTATATATCAATCGTGCCAATTTGAAATATATTCCATCAAAATATCATTTATGTAATAACCCTTGGTTTACATTATGTAGAGAACACGTAATTAAATGTAAATTATTTTATTTAGAACAAAATTCTCTATATTATTTAATATGTAAAGGTGTTGTAGCAAATGAAAGTATTTTTGCAATCATTTTACACAAAGAAAAAAATATTATAAATAGTGAAAGTTATATCGTAGATTGGAACAGAATGGAATCACCAACCAGCCCATATACTTTTCGAGACAAATATGTAATATATGATTCTCTACTTATTGAAGAAAAAAAAAGAGATAAAAACATAATGTTTATTCGAAAAATCGGAAAAGAATTTCCAGATGAATTATTAAATAAATATATTTATGAAAATAAATTCAAATATTTTAATTATGATAATTTAAAATATTTTTTATTATTTGTTTTTCTTTTCTCTACTATTGCAACATTATTCATCATAAAATAAATTAATTGTCTCAATCATTTTGTCTATTCTATTATGTATCCAACAATCAATATTTCTTGATAATTCTTCCAAACGACTATTCCATTCATTTTTCTTATTTTTTTTCACTACACATAATGAATTCTTATTTGTTCCCCAACAAGAAGTAACATTTATTTCTCCTGATCTATAATCATCTGGATTAAATCTGATAAATATAACTGATCTATGACCAACATCTCTTGATATTTCCATGATTCTTCTATTTTCACATGAAGTATCATAATCTACGTGTTGGTTTTCATCTACTTCAATAATTATTATTTGATATCCCATATCCAATAATAAATCAGGTCTCCTCTTTGAACATCCGTCGGAAATCATTCTATCTGATATCCAAGAAAAATCAGGATATTTTGTTTTTACATATTCGACAACAGCTATTTCTTTTGTTTTGTAATTGCGTGCTATTTTTTCGTTTGGATGTAAATAAATCCAACAACGAAAACAATAACCATCATATTTATTTCTGGTAATAACAATAGGACAACTTTGTGTTAAACACGTTCTATCTTTTACATTAATCATTCCATCTTTTTTATGGATAGAACAATATAATTTTTGTGTTTCACCTAGATAATTATATATAGGAATTGTATGACAATTTTCATAAATACATTTTTTATCTTTTGTATTAATCATTCCTTCTAATTTATGTTTATTACAATACATTTCTTTCAACCCTTCGAAATTATAAGTAGGTCTTGTTCTACAGTTTTCATAAATACACATTTTTTCTGTCAGAGTAATCATCCCATTTTCTTTATGTTTTGTGCAAAATTTTGGTTTCATTCCTTCAAAATTATATCCAGCACGTGTTTTACAAGATGGAAATTCACAATATTTTTCAGATACTAAAATCATACCGTCTAATTTATGAATAGAACAATATAATCTTTTTCTTTTTTCTGGATAATTAAACGATGCAGATAAATTACAATCTTCATTTATACATGTTCTTTTATAACACAACACCATATTTGGAAATTTATGTTCAAAACAATATAATGTTTCTTTTATTTCTGGAACATTATATCCAGCTTGTTTATTACAATTTTCATAGATACATTTTTTATAATATTTACGTTCCATTTCTTCGTGTTTATGGGCAAAACAATAAATAGGTTTTAATTCCGTCGAGAAATTAAAAGACGGATATAATTTACATCCCTCATAAAGACATTTTTTATGTACAACATCTACCATTCCTTCCAATTTATGTAAACTACAATATTTTGCTTTTGTATTTGGATAATTATATCTAGCAGTTTTATTACAAGTTTCATCATTGCAAATAGTCATTATGTAATAATTGTAATAAAAAATAATGAATTATTTATAAATCAATTTTATGAATAATTACAAATTATAATATAAACATCAAATACACAAGTATATTTTCTAACATTTCCATCTGTTTCCACAGTCAATACAGGTAACAAACGTAGTGAGCGGTTCGTCGCAGCTGCGGGTCTGACTTTGATAATATGTAGTCTTATTCGATTTGCATTTTCTACAGATAAAAGTATCAGTGGATGCTTCGATCACTGTTTCATATTTACACGAGTCACGCTTGCTTTTTTCTTCAATCATTTTGCTCCATTTATCGGGTCGCATTTCGTAATGCGTCATATAAGCCAAATAGGATGCTTTTACGTCGCCATTTATAATCGATTGTTTGAAAGGCTCGTGGTGTATATTTGTGTAGATAGTTTTGAGACGATCGAGATACAATTGAACGAAAAAGTGATTTTCCCATTTTTTAACTAATTTTTTTGTAGTTGCTTCTTTGAGAGCGTAATTATAAATACCTCGTTCGATATTTCTACTTAATTTATAATTATTAAATATTGCTTCTATTTTTTGTGTGATTTTTTCTCTAAATTCTTCGGGATTAGAGATAGTTGTCATTGTATTGATTAAATGTATTTAATAATGATAAGTTTAAATCAATTTTTTTGTATTATTCTTCATCACTAAATGGTTCTTCAACCAATTCGGTTGAAATATCAACTTCTGTTTCATCTATCTTATCTAATTCTTTTAATATTTTTTTGGGTTTTTTTTGTTTTGGTTTTTTAGAAATAATAATTTCTTCTTCTTCTTCTTCGTCTTCTTCATCATCTTCTTTTTCAGAGGATGATGATACAATATCAGATGTTTCTTCTTCTGAGTCGACAACAAACCCATCTTTTAGATATCCTCCATTTTTTGTTTTTTTGTGTTTGGGTATATTTTCGAGTTCATCTATTTCATCTTCATCTTCTTTTGCTGTTTTAGAAAGATCTTCAAATCCTCCAAACAATTTTTCATAAATTTTATTCCATAATTCTAGAGAAATACTACAATATTCTTTATTTTTTTTACATACGATTGCACAACTTCCAAAGAAAAGATGGTTGTCAATAGGTGGAGGAAAATCGTATTTATTTTCATAATTTGCTTTTCCTTTTGTTTTTCCAAAAACAGAAACGGTATAAGAAACATTCTCTACTTTCTTTGTCCATTCAGTTTGTTTGATAAAATCATCTGCTTTTGTAAAACTACATTTTTTATATAATTCTTCTTCTTTATAATCCTTAATACACAACGTTTTGATATTACCAGTTTTTTCAATAATTAATATACCCAAATTTTTCATTCTTATCTCTTAATGAATTGTATTTTTAAATTATTTTATTATATGAAGTTTACATATTATATTTAATATATATGATTTCCAAGTCAATTTAGGAACTTATTAGATAAAATAAAAATATTATTATAGAAAAGACGTAGTCGAATAAGTTATAATTCTTCTCAAGAAGAATAACAAGAAAAATATAAAGTTAAAATAGTGTCGTTATAAAGATTTGCAGTATAAATTCAACATATAATATTCGTTAATAAGAATACATTATATTCTTATTAAGGTATATGATTTGGTATACTATTAAGGTAGCCATAATTTCTCTACTTATTATTTTATTATTTCATCATTTATTAGAAATATTAAAAAAATCGTTGACCAATGAAAAAATAATTGATTGTGTAAAAAAACCTCAACAAGAATATGAAAAAATAAATAATATATTGTATAATAACGAAAAAAATATTCCGATTGAAGAAGATGATGAGGACATATTAACTAGACATTTATTAGATGAAACGATATAAACATTTTATACAATATTATAAAATGTCTATCAATATGTTACCTAAATTTGAGTTTTGTTATGAAACAATTATTCATAACAAAATACTTTCTAATCATATTTTATTAATTCCGGAAGGGAAACAAAAGTTTTTGTGGATAAATAAAACGGGTGTGTGGTTAATTGATGATATAAATCGCGATGATGTAGAGAAAAAACTTTTATCTTATCATTACTCATTGAGTAATGGAACATTATTTTATGGGGTTTATTTTCAATATGAAAATGTAAATTTTTTCGCAATCGAAGATATTATTTTTTATAAAGGAAAAAATATTGCTTTCTCTACTTTTACGAATAAGTTAAGTATTTTTGAGAATATTTTAAAGAGAGAAATTCAACAACAGCCTACGAATAATCCAGAAGATGTAATTATAGGGTTGCCTATTATTACTTCTATTGACAAACTAAATTCTGATATAATTTCTAAATTACCATACAAGATTAAATATATTCAATTTAGAAATTATAAAAAACAAAATGGAAATCAACGTTTTCAAATGTCATATATTGATTATTTGGATTTATCTATTCAAGAAAAAACAAAAGTTTTTTTAGTAAAACCAGATATTAAAAATGACATATATCATTTATATTTCGACGATAAATATATTGATGTTGCTTGTATTCCTGATTATAAAACAAGTGTTTTTATGAATCAGATATTTAGAAATATTAAAGAAAATTCCAATTTAGATTTATTAGAAGAAAGCGATGATGAAGATGATGATGATTTTGTATATCTAGATAGAGAATATAAAATGGTGTGTAAGTATAATAAACAATTTAAGAAATGGACTCCTGTTTCTTTAGAAAAGTAACAATCTTATTATATTATATCAATATATAATGGTACAACCACCGTTAAGCGGAATAAATGGTCATTTTGTAAATACAGATAATTCACATCTAGCATATTTTGGTTCGACGGATACGTCTAGAAGTTTTGGTTTGTCGGGTGCTACGGACAATAGTTTAGCGGCAAATGCCTCGCGTATTAGAGGAGGAGGGTCTTTGTTAAAAAAAAGAAGAATGACAAAACGAAGAAAGTGTATGACAAAAGGGGGAAGGTCTATGACAAAACGTCGAAAAATAAAACGAAGAAAAACGAAAAGAAGAAATTATAAAGGTGGTTCTTGTACTTCGTGTAATACTCCATATAATCCATATGCAAATATACAAAACGGTGGATTACATTCAGTTACCAATTGTAATAATGGCTATTCTACAGGAGGTGTTTTACAAGCTGATAATTTGGGATTAGCAAATCCGGTTCCATATCAACCTCATAGTAATTTTGTAAATCCTCATTATCCAAATCAACAATTATCATTTTAATGATACTATTTTTTATTTTTTCTACTTTTTTTTCCACCATATCCCATTAAAGTATTTCTTTCTAAAATATTACTATATTCCAAATCTTTTTCTTTATTTTCGGTAGATTTACATGAAAAATCTGTTATTAATATTTTGTCGATATTGTAGAAATCTTGTAATATTTTAGATATATGTAATAAATCAATTGTATCAATATTTATGTAGTAAATATATTTTTTATTTTTCATTTCTTTACTTTTTAATCTTCTTTTAATAATTTTTATACTTATATCGAGTTCATCTATTGGTTCAGAAGATGAATCACTAGAAGAAGATAGTCTTGTTTCTATTCCTCTTGTCTCTTTGATATCTCTAAATAAACGTGACAATTCTTTTTTAAAAAAAATATTATAAAATTTTCGTTCGCCTCTTATTACAATACTAAAAACAATACTATCATATATATTACTTTCATCTTCCATATTATATATAGTATTCCAATATACCGATTTATTTTTTTGTATATTACACGAAAATTTTTCACGTATTAGAGTGTCTATTGGTAATAGAGTTTCTCTTTCCATTAATTTTTGTTTTAGGGCTAAATATACAGAATAAGATTGTTCAATAGAAGAAATAGTGGGATACGTTCTTGCAAAGTTACATCCATTTCTTTCATAATCTTGAATAATTGATAAAGATAAATTGATAGGTGTTTCTGGTGTAAAAAGTATTTCATCAAGAATATTTAATATTTCTTTATGAAATATTGGATCACTTAATGTTCGAAGGTGTGTTTTTCGCGATTCACAAATAAAATCGGTTTCCAACAATAAATGTATTTTTTCTGGTTCTGAAAAAAAAGGTGAAGCCATAAATCGTTTTGCACAAATTCCAATATTGGATACATTCTTTTTCTCTACATTTCGTAATGGACAATCTACTAATATGGGCAATCCTTCAGCGTCTAATAGTAGAGAAGCGTGAGAAGCAATAGAAATAAACAATGTTGTCTCTGGATTATATGTGTCACAATAAGAAATTATTGTTTCTTCTTTAATAATAGGTTGTTTAGATACTTGTTTCTCTACCCACGCATCAATGGATACATCTTTTGGTATGCCTTTTTTAACTCTACGTTTCATATATTTATAATTTACTATTATAAATATATTAAATTGAATTGTATTGTTTTCTTTTTGCTGAATAATTTTTTTTTGATGTTAAACTATTCGCTTTCAGTATATTTCTTGTTGGAAACAATAAATCCAAATCACTTCTTTCCAATTCAGGAACATCATCGAATTCACTAGTTCTTGCTCTACTTTTTGCTGTCGTTCGCATTTTTATTGCTTTTCTAAACTTATATGTTTTTAATTGTTGTTGAATTTTTTTAGCTGCTTTTTTTTCCAAATTTTCTCTAACAAACTGTTTAAATAATCGTTGAAGTGTTGTTTCTTCAAATAATTGTATTGGGTTATATGTATCGTGTCTTAGCGGGTCGAATGTTTTTATTGGTTTTATTTTCCTAGTAAAAAAAGATTGAATTTTTATTGCTGCTTTGTTATGGTGAATACGTTCATTTTCAGTTATATATTCTTGAATAAAAACATCGTGTAAAGTTTGGTATTGAAAATCTGTTAGTTTATTTATAAAATAATAATTTTTAATGAAATAATTACCTGGGATTCTTATTAAATTGAAATATTTGTTATAACCAATAATTATATCAATAAAAGGAATTTTAATTAATCGTGAATTTTTTACATAAAAAAAATATAAATTATGTAACATATATTCAGCAATTATGGTCATTTTGTCATTGTATTTTATGTTTGTTGTTTTTAATATTTGATCTTTATCAAAATTATTTATATAAATCATACTTTGAAACTGTTCAAAGGTGTCGTACGCTGGTTCAAATAATATTGATATCATTTTACTAAAAAATATTTCAGATTTTTTTGAAGATAAAACAAGATAATTATAGTCTTTTCCCCAACCTTTTCTTGGAGTAGTATATTGATATTCTAATTCTAATAAATATAATAAACGACCTACATGATTAATTGCTTTATGATATGATATTTTATACTTTTCGTGAATAATTTTATTTCTTATAGCATATGCACTTAAATTACCTATAATTAATTCACTAACATCATCAATTTTGTATTCAATCCCATTTATATCTATATTAAAATATGTTTCATCTTTATTATTTGTTCTAAAATAGGATTTATGTTTACATACTATTCCTGCATACACAAATTCTAATACGTGATCAATTTCATTACCAATTTTCATAATAACTTGTATTTTATACATATCTCCTACGATAAAAGAGGCAATATAAATTAATCCATGTATATCTTTTAAATTATATCCCAATTTTTCTTTTTTATAATAAGGTTTTAATTCATCGTATCTATCAATATCAAATTCTTTGATATCGGGAAACATTGTTCTTATTTTTTCAGGTGTATCTAACTCGAGTGTTAGAACATTAGTTATTGATTCTACTAACCATTTTCCTAAAGCACATATATATGAATTTAACCATGTAGGTGGATCTGTTTCATTCGTTTTATCAGATTGGACAAAAAAATAGTAATCTTGATTAAAATTTGTTGGAACATCATTTTTTATATCAGTATTTAAAAGTTTTAATTTTGGTAATTGTAAAAGAATATCTATATCTCCAGTAGGGTCTATAAATTCATTTAAATTAACCTTTGGATATTTACGACTTATTATTTCATATACACAACCACCAAAAAAAATATATTTAGGTAAATCACTTGTCGATGATACTAAACCGATTGAATATTTATACAATTCGTCATTAGAAATTAAATTTGGATTAAATGTTGGATTGTCTTCAGGGTTTTCTTCAGGATTGTCTTCAGGATTTTGTGTGCATATTTCACAAGATCCTATATATTGAAATTCATTCCATTCAATTAAATTTGGTATTTCTAAGAATATATACGAATAAGGATAAATATTTGTTATCCATTTAATTCTATTTTTACTAAATGTATACCTAAAATCCAAATTATCATAATTTGTTAATTTAGGAGCGTCACTAAGAACTGTTGAAAAAGTTAACCCCCCACCTTTCATATAAAATAATAATATTAATATTAATATTATTTTAATAAACATTTGCCCACAAAATGTTCTTCTTCTTCAACATCTTTTTTCTTGTTTGGATACACAATTTGATAATTTTGTTTTTTATAAAATGTTTTTCTTTTTTTCCATTGATTACGAAAAGGTTGATGTTGGTCGATAATATCAATGACAACAGGATTTCCGTGTTTTTCTCGTAATATTCTTCCAACTGCTTGTTCTATATCTGTTTTTGGTGTAGCCATTAATAATGTAGTCAATGATTTAATATCTAATGCTTCAGCCGCCATTGAATAAGTAGCAATAACTATTTTCTTAGATTCGGTTTCTTTTAATGCTACTTCTTTCATTCCACCAATATAATAACCTACACTTCCATCAGCAATTTTTCTGTGAGCGATTGCGTCGAAAAGATATTTCAAGATATTCTTGTTGTGAGCCAAGATCATCATTTGTTGATTTTCATTTTCTTCGAATGATTTACTGACAATATCTAAAATAAATTCAGTTCTTCTATTATAAGTACATAATTTAGATATCATTGTACTATACATTATATTTCCTCGATAATCTGTTTTTATCTCATTAAATTCTGGGTCATCAGATATATATTCCATTGCTTTTACAGTTACATTATGTTCTTCTTCTCTTTTTCCTTTGAAAATAACATCACCCAAAAACATTTTAAAAACATTTGTAGTTCCATCTTTACGATTCATTGTTGCTGATAATCCCAACATATTTTTAGTAACAATTTTAAATAATGCGCAGGAAAATACTTCACTTGATATATGGTGTACTTCATCAATAATTGTGAATCCAAAACTATTAAATAATGATGATGGATATTCTTTCATAGAAAGAGATTGTAACATACCCATTACAATATCTTTATTTTCAATATCAATAATTTGTCCTTGTATTCTTCCGATTCTGGTATTAGGTAAAAATTGTTCGATTCTTTCAATCCATTGATTTAATAAGAATTCTTTATGGACAATGATTAATGTTTTTCTTTTGAGTAGAGAATAAATATATAATGATAAAACTGTTTTACCAAATGCACAAGGTAATTCTAATAAACCTCCACCTTTTCCATTGTTTACATTTTTCATAAATGTATCGACAACTGGGATTTGAATGGGTCGTAGAGAACCGATAAAAGTTGGATTGACTATATCGCCGTCTGTTATTTTTATTTCTTTAGGTTTATGAAATTTATTTATTCCATAATATCTTGGAACATATATTTTATGTAATGATTCTCTATAAATTGGAAAAGTTACTTGTTTATGTTGTCCTCCACAATTATTTATAATGATTGGTTTAGCCATCAATTCATTTTTTATTTCTTCCAATTGTTCTCTTGTTAATTCTTTTTTTAAGATGGTGTATCCTTTACCTCCTAAATATGAATTTAACATTGACATTTAACTTTATAAATACATTATTATCGTAATGTATTTATATTAATTTAATAGACAAACTGTAACAATAATCAATTCATGGTGTTTTCTTAAATAAAATATCATTATCATATATGAATATTGATACACAAACACTGTTTGAAAAAAAAAATCTAGGACAATTAACATTAATTATATTATTTTTAATATATTTGATTATGGGTTATAATATACCTTATAGTTTAGCGGTTTTAATTGATTCTGTATGGGGAAAAGTAATTGTAGTTGGATTTGCAATAATATTATTTGCACAATCGAATCCAATTTTAGGAATTTTAGGATTTTTTGTTGCATACAAATTAATAATGTCATCATCAATAGAATCTGGAAATTACGGAATCCAAAATTATATACCAACTGAAGAAAAAAAGTATGCAAAAATGATTAATAATAATGTTTATCCTTATACATTGGAACAAGAAATTGTTAAATTGAGAGCACCTATTTATCATTATAATTCTGATACAACCTCTTATTCATTTACACCTGTTTTAGATAATCAATATAATGCGGCATCTGTATTAGATACTGGTGTTATCTAAATGTTTACTTTTTCTTATATGAATCTCTTAAATATTGAATAATTTTATATAATGTAGCTGTATATTGTGATGAATCTGTTGGTGAACCCAATGGACTTGCTACTAGAGATGTAGCCGTAGCAGTAGCCGTGGCAGTTGACGCTGAGGTTTTACTTGAAACTTTTCTATAAATATTTGTTCCTGCTACACATAACAAAACTACAAATAAAAATATACCCATTATTTCTAGTAGTGTCATATTTTTAGGGCTACTACCAGAGGTAGTATATTTAGGGTCAGAAGTGCTAATATTTTCACCACTTTTATCAAATAATATATCTTCTGAACCGCTATTATTTACGGGTTTACAGTCGATATAAATTTCGTCGCCGTCATATTTAACGGGACCTTGTTTATTATAAAATAAGTAAGAAACACTTGGAAATAAGGATGTTTCCGATGGTTCTGTTATTAAACTTTTCATAATATCAGTTAAATCTTTAGATACATATATTGCGTTAGTTAATCCATAACAAATAATGTCAACATTATTTTTATCATAATAATAATAAAATGGATCATATTTAATGATATTATTCAAATTATATTCTACATCGAGTTTTAAATCGCTACTATATCCAGAAGTAATATGAAGGGTAGCAATTCTATTTAATATGTTATTTAATAAATTACTTGGAGATCCAGACTGATTACTTAATGGTAAACATATTGCTAAAAATTTTCCATTTGAATCACATTTATGTAAAATGACAATTTCGCCATCTGAAAAAGATCCATTAAAATAATGTACTGAATGAAAATATAGGTTTATCGATACAACGTTATACTCAGAATTATTAAATGTGACTGGTGATTTTGAAGCTTTATCATAAGATAAACTAAACAAGTCTGTTTTATTTGTAGCGATACAAGTAGGACTTGTATTATAATTGTATTTAAATATACATTTTTCATCACATTTTCCAGTAACTTTTTTTAATTGTATGTTCATAATATTATCATCATTACTCATAATATTATAATATATTATTTTGTAGGTATTAATTTTTGCGCGATATCAGTAAGTCCATTTAATCCATCCATATTTAAACCATTTAATAAACCTTTTGCTGTTTCTATAAGAGGTGTCATATTTTTCATTGCGTCTACTAGTTGAACTTGTTGTTCTAATAATTGTTGTGTATCACCCGTTAATCTTTTTATTCCATCGCCACCTAATATTTTACTTAAGTCATCATATGCATCTTCAACAGTAGAAGCATAATCGATTCTGTTTCTTTTTCCAATACTCATACCATTCATTCCATCTTTTGATGATGTTGTTGGTGTTGGATTTGTTGATGATGATGATGATGATGATGATGATGATGGTGTTTGTGTGGTAGTTGAGTTAGATGTATCATCTGTTTTATCCTTGTCATCATCTGTTTTATTCTTGTCATCATTATTATCATCTTTACTTTCATTTTCCATTCCTTCTTTTACCTTTACTCCTAAATTAGCAATAAATGTCAAGATTAAAGATAATCCTAAAACAATCGTCATATTCTTATTATAAAACCAAATTATATATCCTATTAAAGAATATAAAATGATTAGATTTAATTTTTTTGCTAAAAGAAGTGAAAATAAAAACATACCACTCAAAAATAAGACTAAATACAATATATATTTATTAGTAAGTATTTTTTGATAATTAGGCATTTTTCCTATTTTACCTAGTTTTTTTACTGAAAACTTCATATATATAATAATAACATAAAATTGAAATAAATAAGAATAAAGTTAATAATAATAATTGAATAACTATGAAAAACACAATTTTTAGAATTGTTTTGTGTGAATTATTCCATCCATTAATATTCGGAAAAGATGAGAATAGTGATAAAAATATAGATGGACATTTTTTAGTACTGAATTCTTATTCTCGTTATTTTAGTAATAATGGCGAAGAAGAGGACGATAATGAGGATGAGGATGAGGATGAGGATGAGGATGAGGACGATGATGAAGAATATGATGAATATGAAGAAACAATTCCGTTGTATGATAGTAATATTTTTGAGATAGTAGAGAAGGATATATCTTATTTAAGCGCTCCAGGAGGAAGAAAAAGCCTTCCTAATATTAATCATCCTTTAATAAATCATTCACTTATAAGAAATTATAGAAAAATAGTTAAACAATGGTTAAGATTTGAGATTGCTCATTGTATTGTATTATCGGGAGGCGAATATGTGGCAATATTAAAAACGTTTTGGATAAAAATAATTATCCGAGCTTTTAAAAATGCGTTTAAAAGAAAAATGTGGAAAATACATTCGGAACGATTAAAAGGAATAAGAATAACTACACAAAATCAATCATTATTAAAAGGATTATTAAATAAACTTTCTTAATGTAATTCTTTGATTTCCTTCTCTATTTGTTTTATTTTGTAATTTAATTCGTCGTAAAATTCTAACAAATTATTATTTTTCTTAGTGTGAGTCAATATTTTTTTAAATGCTTCCAATTGTTTTTTCTTTGTTTCTATCAAATGAAAAATATAATTATCATATTCTTTTTTTACAACTTCTAAATATTTATTATTCTTAACAGATTGTTTTATTTCTCTACTTTTATTTATTAGAAATGATTGTTTTTGTTTAATTTGTTGTTTTATATTATCAATATTTTGATCTCTTGTTGCTAAATCAAAATCTACTATAATCGATTCATACATTTATATATATATTATTTTTAAAATTGAAGTAAAATAATTTAATAATTTAATAAATAAATTATTAAATGAATATAGATTACACGAAAAAAACACGTGAAGAATTAATTGTTATTTGTAAAGAAAAAAAAATAAAATGTTATAGTAAAAAGAAAAAAGAAGAAATAATAAAATTATTAAAAGATGAAATCAAAGATGAAATCAAAGATGAATTAAAAGATGAATTAAAAGATGAATTAAAAGATGAATTAAAAGATGAATTAAAAGATGAATTAAAAGATGAAATCAAAGATGAATTAAAAGATGAATTAAAAATGATTGATTTATTTGCTGGAACAGGAGCATTTTCAAAAGCGTGTGAAAACACGAAAAAGATTAAATGTGTATTTGCAAATGATATGGAAAAAACTTCAAAAAATATATATGATATTAATTTTAATCATTCTCTTACATTAAAAAATTTAAATGATATTGATGTTGAATATATTCCAACACACGATATACTTACTGGTGGGTTTCCTTGTCAACCATTTAGTATTGCTGGACATCAAGAAGGGTTTCAGGATAAAAGATCGAATGTATTTTGGAAATTATTATCAATCATTGATTATCATTCTCCATCCATTATTATACTTGAAAATGTAAAAAATTTAGTCTCACACGATAATGGAAAAACATTTGAAATAATTAAAACGAATTTAACTGAACGTAATTATTATATAACTTATAAAATATTAAATACTTCAGAGATTATAGGAATACCTCAAAATAGAGAAAGAATATATATTGTTTGTTTAAAGTCAAAAGAAATTCATAATAAATTTTCTTTGGATTTTCTTAGTGTACCATTATTACCTATATCTTCATTTTTAGAAAAAGAAGTAAATAAAAAATATTATTACACTGATAAATCTTCAACGTGGGAATTAGTAAAGAACGCAGTAATAAAAAAAGAAACAGTATATCAATATAGAAGAGTATATGTTCGAGAAAATAAAAGTAATGTTTGTCCAACGCTCACAGCTAATATGGGATCGGGTGGACATAATGTCCCTTTAATATTAGATGATTTTGGTATACGAAAATTAACACCTAGGGAATGTTTTAATTTACAAGGATTTCCATCATCATATAAATTACCAAATATATCTGATTCTCATTTATATAAATTAGCGGGGAATGCTGTTTCATATCCAGTGGTAGAACTAATTGTGAATCGTTTGATATCGTTAATTTGTTAAATAATATTAATTAGTATATTTTTACTACATAAGGATTTTCTGTAATACATTTATTTGATAATCTTAATTCTAATCTTTTTTTTGCTTTATATAAAATAACTTTTCCATCTTTTTCATCGATAAAATTAACAACTCCTATACTTTGTCCTTGTTTTGAAAACCCAGATGACCTAACATTATCTATTAAATCAATATTATATATAAACGAACATAAATATACACTATTATCAACCGTAATATATGACAATATATATAAATTATTTAATGAATATGATTTTATCACATCATTTAATTTCTTTTTTAAATTATCCATAAATAATTGAATTGCTAATTCATCTTCTTTATTTTTAAATAAACCATCTAATTGTAATCCTGCTTCTTTAAAATTTTGTATTAAACTTTTTTCATTTGATAATCCATTACCCATACATACACACATTACATCAATACCATCCATAGTAGATGTAATTACATCAGTAGCTACATTTCCTTTACCAATAGTTTTACCACATGTAGATTCAGCAATCCAAAATTCGCTAAATTCATCTTCAACATAATATTGTCTATTTGATTTTTTATAATATTCTTCTCTTGATACCATATAATTAAATAATTGTTCTTTTATATAATCAATATTAATACAAGACGGTATCTGACATAATTCCAACACATTTTGTCTTTCCATTTATTGGATATATATGATATAAAATGTAATATATATATCAATTTTATATAAATATATTTTATCAATATATAGTAATATGTCTGAACCAATTCTTACCCCAAATGATAAAAGATTGGTAATGTTTCCGATTGAACACGAAGATATTTGGGAAATGTATAAAAAACAAGTGGATAGTTTTTGGAGAGCAGAAGAGATTGATTTATCAAAGGATTATAATCATTGGGTAATGAAATTAACGGATGAAGAGAGATATTTTATCTCTACTATTTTAGCATTTTTTGCGGCAAGTGATGGAATTGTATTAGAAAATTTGGCAGTACGATTTATGAATGATATTCAAGTAGCTGAAGCGAGAGCTTTTTATGGTTTTCAAATTGCAATGGAAAATATTCATAGTGAAACATATAGTTTATTGATTGATACTTATATTAAAGATGATGTAGAGAAAAATAAATTATTTGAAGGAATTGCGAATTTTCCTTGTATAAAAAAGAAGGCTGATTGGGCACAAAAATGGATTCACGATAAAGAAAGCAATTTTGCTGTCAGATTGATTGCTTTTGCGTGTGTAGAAGGAATTATGTTTTCTGGAGCATTTTGTTCTATTTATTGGTTGAAAAAAAGAGGATTGATGCCCGGGTTAACCTTTTCAAATGAATTAATTTCAAGAGATGAAGCATTACACGCTGAATTTGCTGTATTAATTTATAAGAAATTACTTCATAAATTGTCTAGAGAAAAGGTAGAAGAAATTATTAAAGAAGCAGTTGATATTGAAAGTGAATTTATTTGTGAAGCATTACCTTGTCGATTGATTGGTATGAATGCAATATTAATGACACAATATATTCAATTTATTGCTGACCGATTATTAGTTCAATTAGGATATGATAAAATATATAATGTAATCAATCCATTTGAATGGATGGAGTTAATATCTATTGAATCAAAAGCAAACTTTTTTGAAAGTAACGTAAGTAGTTATGCATTAGCAAATAAAACAAAAGATGAAAGTGTATTTGATTTGAATACAGAATTTTAATTAAATATAATAAATTATAAATATAAAATCATATAAATAATTATTTTATATGATTTATCTTTGTGTTACAGAAGGATTAGGAAATCAATTAGCACATTTAGATACAAAAGATTTATTTCCGAATGATTGGATAAAAATGTAATATCGTTGATAAAATATAATATCGTTGATAAAAATATAATATCGTTGATAAAAATGTAATATCGTTGATAAAAATGTAATATTTAATTATTATAATTTTCTAAAATATAATAAGTTGCATTATCACTAATAGGATATATTTGTCTACCACCCGAATTCAAAATATATTTTGCTTGAATTCCCATTTCTTCGTTTAAAGAAAATAATAATTCACATCCATTTTTTTTAGTAAATCCGTAAATTACGGATTGTGATTCTTGAATCCAATAATATTCATTATTTATTTCTTTTAGATAAAAAGAAATATATATTTCACTATTTGTATTATCCTTACTTAATTTTGGATAAAATCCTATTTTGTTCATTTCGACAATATTATAATACATTTTTTTTGTGATCATTATATTATAAAATTGAATAATTATTAAATAAATAATAAAGATTAAAATGAAAAAACATTATAAAATGTTCAAAAATGTCAATTTACAAACAGAAAATACAGGTAAAATATTTGAAATGGCGATTTGTAAAACATACAATATTCCATATGTTGGAAAATATAAATATGGAATGGAAGAACCAGAAATTATAAAAGATAAATTAAGTTTGTTAAAAGAACATTTTCCACCGTGTATTCATACCGCAGAAAAACGAAATAGATATGATTTTACTTCTATCGATGGAATCCATCATCTTTCTGCAAAAACAGTTAAAAAAGGAAATGGAAAAGTTGCTCCTCAATGTATCGGTCAAGCAAATCCCATTTTATTTTGTAGTTTATTGGGAATTGTTTTTACAACTATTCCGGCTCTCAAAGAGTACATACAAACACATATTACATTTATTTTACCTTTCTTGGTAAATTATACATTTGATTGTCCTAATCTTTATTATCATAAACAAAGAGATACCATCCAATACATTCAACTTCTTCAAGAAATAGATTGGTTAAAATACGAATATACCTGGACGAAATCATATAAGGAATGGAATAATTCATCTATATTAAAAATAAAAATAAATGAAAAATATATTTCTTTGGTAGAATTCCAATTTCATTCCAAAAGTCGTTCGAATATGACGATTCGTTGGTTTTATGATAACTTTTTAACAATTTTTAATGACAAATTGAATATCATTCATATTTTCTAAGAATAAATAAATATTCTTTTATTTCTACATCATTATTATAGTCATATGATTTAAATCTTTTATAACTTTTTTCTACAAATGTAGCAGACCCATATAAACTCATTAATTCTAATATTTTTTCTTTGGATAAGAGACTTTCACTATTATAAGAAAGGAATATCCATTTTGTTTTTAATTGTCTGAATAATAAATCGAATGATTTCTCTACTTCTGTTTTTTTACAAAAAGAAGAAATAAAGCAATCCGATGGAATTCCTGTTTTTCCTTTGAGAATGGGTTCTTCTTCTATTAAATTCTTTGCAATCATATTTAATGGAAAATAATTTTTTGAATATTGTCTTTCATTATAAGGCGGGTCTAAATAAACCAAATCTGTTTCAAATGAAGAAAGGAATTCAGTATTTAATATATCACTATGAAATGTATTTGAATTAGAACGTGGTAATACTGTATTTGTATGAATAGGTAATAATACTAAATCTTTGATTGCTTTTACTTTGAAATTTTTTAGATAACAACCATAAACAGCTGGAACATTACTTACAGCATCAGCACTTATGATTAAAGAAGCCAACATAAAATTATATTCTTCTAGAGAAATTGTTTCTTTTAATAATTCAATCCTATTGCGTATATAATCAATTCGTTTAGCGTTATCAATTGTAAAGAATTTTCTTTCGTTTAATTCAAATGGGCTATAATGTTTTGTTATAAACCCAACTGTATTCACATATTTATTTTCTTGAATTTCTTTTTGTATATTTTTAATTATTTCTCTACATTTTTCTGTAAAACAAGATTTTGTAAAAGCAAATGTAATAATATGACTATATAATTCAGAATCATTTGATATCACAATTGAGTTGAGATTTCTAAAATAATAGGATACAACACCAGTTCCAGCAAATAAATCGGCAATTGTTTTATCTTCAAAGGATGACCATTTTGTGTGTTCTAACATATTGAATTTAATCCAATCTAGTAATTGATATTTAGAACCAATATAATTTAATCTTTTTATTTTTGGTATTTCAGTAGTGGTTGGATTATGTGATAATATCATTTGTATAATTTCTTCTTTTTTCTTCGAAGAAGGATTTTTCATATTATTTTCTTTACAAAAAGAAATTAATTCAACTTTTGTCTTTTTTTTCAGAGATTCGAAATCCATTTAGTAATTCATAATTTAATTGTAAATTATTAATTTTTATCAATTTTATTTATATGACTTATCCAATTATTTTAGAGAATCATTATGGAATAAATGTTGTAAGAGATGATTTATTGGTTGGAGGAACAAAAAGTATTCTAATGAACAATATTGATAAACCAAATATAAATGAATTTGTATATGCAAGTCCTGTTTATGGTGGATTTCAAATTGCGTTATCAGCTTATTGTAAATCAGTAGGTAAAAAGGCTACCATATTTTGTGCAAAACGAATAAATAAGCATACAAATACAAAAAAATGTATAGAATATGGAGCAAATATTATTGAAGTACCGTTTGGATATTTGAGTGTAGTAGAGAAAAAAGCAAGAGAATATTGTTACAATAAAACACAAGTTGAAAAAATTATATTCGGAGCAAAAAGCGATGAAAATAAAAAAATAATTTCAAATAGAGTAACAGATGTTTTAAAACAAATTACACCAGATGAAATATGGTGTGCAATTGGTTCGGGAACATTAATTTCAAGTATATTAATGTCAGTAGATGAATCAATCAAAGTGTTTGGCGTTCAAGTAGGTGCTGAATTTATTCCAGACAAAGAATATCCTAATTTAACGATTTTTAAATATCCAAAATCATTTGATAAAGAAAGTAAAATAATAATTGATTTTCCTTCTACGCCAAATTATGATAAAAAAGCATTTGAAATTTGTCTGACAAATAATATTAATTCGAATAAAAAAATATTATTTTGGAATGTATTATAATTATTCTATTATATATCTTGCTCCTTCAAGAAAAGTAACTCTATTTGTTTCGTATCTAAATACTTGAACTTGTATTTCAAAATCTAAATAAAGAATAAAATAATCTTTTTCGTGATTGATAGTTAGATAAACGTGTGTATGGTTTGTTGTTGGTTCATATATCTTAGGTTCAATCGTATATAACTTGTTATATCTTTCATCATCTTCTGGAATTCGTTTTATTTTATGAAATGTATATTCTTTTATTATTTCAATTACTTCTTTTGGAAGAAGTAATTGATTGATAACAACTTGTCTAGAAATTGACATTGTTTATTATAAATAATTATTTATTAATATTTAATTCAATTTATTTTTGAATAAATGTGGTTTATTCAAATCTAATAGTAGAGAAGAATAATTTGTATTTTTATTCTCTATATCACTAAATCCTTCTCTTTGAATTACTGTTAATGGTGTAATTAAAAACCAATTGTCTTTTTCTTGAAGAGACAACCAATATTTATCAATGGCATTAAAAAAATGATCATTTGGTTTTTTTATAAGAAGAGCGATTCCTTCTTTAATATTTTTAATTAATGTATCATAATAATGACTCAACACAAGATATCCAGTTGTGGTTTGACATTTACTGACTTTAACACAATATTCACCATATTTTGTATAAGGTGGTACATTATTCCCAGCAAATAATAATACATCCCATTTTATTTCTGAAGATAAAAAATGATTTAGATTTTCAATGAAAATAGTTGGGTTTAAAAATTGGATATCATCTTCTACGATTAAAACGTGATCCCAATTATTATTTTTTGCTGTCTGAAGACATTTTAAATGACTCATACTACACGCTACTCTTTTATTTTTTAATTGTGTGGCATTCATTCTATGAATAGGGATATCTAATTTTTTAAATTCGTTGATTACCTCTATTTCTCTATCTTTTCTTGATTCCAAATTAATAAAAAGTGCATTTTGAATATCTTTATAATTTTTCATTAATAAATTATATATTAATATTTTTATATTATATTATGAAAATTCATAATATAAAATGTGAATAGTAGGAGAAGGTTTCGATCCTTCGACTTTCTGGTTATGAGCCAAACTAGCTTCTATAACAAGACACTATTTCATATTATTTTCATATTATATTTATCATATATTGCCGTAAATATTATAATATTTTAATTAATGCTTAATTTAATCCAATTATTAATAGAAAACATGTCTCCATACCATATTTTATTTAATTCATATTCAGGATAATATATATTAGAAAAAAATGATAAATAACCAATTACTGCTGAAAATGACCCGTGTGATAATATGATATTTTTACACGTACTAGCAAATTGAAATGTAGTAATTTCATCATAATTAATTAATTGTGATGATGGATATAATTGTAATAGTTCTATTATTATATTATGATTTTTATCATCTGTTGATATATATAAATTATCAAAATTTATATTTTTAATTGCGTTTATGTAATATTTAATTCCTGGATTAAAATGCTGTGCATCAGTTAATCTAATATGAACAAATAAATCATTATTATTGTTATATCGCTCTTTAAATGAATTATTATTAATAATATTTGATTTTATATTATCTCTATGTAAATAATTGTATAAAAAATTTGTTATTTCTTTCGTCTGAAAATAACTTGAATTTGGGTTCAAATTATAATTTAATTCATCACTATTGTAAATAGTAAAGTAATTATTATCTGTTAAAAATTCAGTACAGTTATATGAATTGCTTCCACTAAATAATTTAATTCCTAATTTATTAATTAAATCTTTATTACTATAATCAACTTTTATATTTTTTTTTTCAGCTAATAAAGAAACTGCTAAATTTCGTATAATATGATTTCCTAATCTACCAGCACCATTAATGGTTGAAGTCATACATTATATATATACAATATAAAATAACAATTAAATAATTTACAATTGAAATGTTAAAAGAGGTAAATCCAGTTGTATTTGAATTTGATTTTACAACCCATATATATTAAACTTTATTCCATCATCAATGCGTATTAACCAATTATTTTTTGAATCATTAATATATTATAAATTACAATTAATTACGTATATTTATTAATAAACTATTTAACTTATCGATGATTATTTTATCGATGATTATTATTCTTTGAATAACATTTTATCAACCGTTGTTTTCACACAAAATAATCGATGTAAAATTATTCCCAAAATGAATAAAAATATACATGTATAAAAAAATGATTTTTTAAAAAAATATGAAATCAAATAAGCAGTAAATATTGTTGCTAAAACATCAACTATTGCTATATCTAATATTCTATATGAATGAACTCCTTTATTTGGATTACCAAAAATATTTTTATATTTACATAAATCCATACAATAAGTATGATTTATTTTTTCCAGATATAAGCCATTTCCAAATAATTACTTTGTCTTTTTTTTAATTTTTTATAAGGAATAATTTCGTGTGCATTTCCGAAAAGAGGAACTAATACTTTTTCATATATTTCTCTACAAACATTAATTACAAAAGTTCCATTGGTAGAGAGTGAATCATATGTTTTTGTAAACAAAGGAATATAAAATAATTCATTCATTTCTTTCTTTGAAGAATAAAGAATATTATTTTCATATTTCTCTAAAAAATAATAAGGTGGAGAAGTAAATATAAAATCATAATTTATTTTTGAATAATCAAAATTCAACGCATTTTCAAAATACATTTCTACATTTGTTTTTGATTTCTTTTTCAAGAAAGAAATCATATTTTCATATGGTTCTCTTAAATGATGATTGATTTCGATTCCTATATATTTCTCTACATTTAATACACAAGAAGCCACTAAAGATCCACCCCAACCCGAACAACAATTCAGAACTGTTTTTGGATTATATTTGGCATATATTTGCATACAAAATAAAGGTCTCATCACATTAATCGAAGTTATACAAACATTATATATTTCTTTATAAATACAATATTGATTTCTTGTTTTTATCTTTTCGTAGAAGGTAATCATTGTTTGAATAAATTTCTTTTTTTTGAATTCTTCTATATTCTCTAAAAAATCAAAATAATTACAATTATATTTTCCTTTTGTTTCTAATCGTTGTGTAAAAGTAAAATAATCTATTATTTTATTTCCCGTTTCTTTAAAGGCATATTTTTCAGCTTCATAACCAATTTCGATTAATTTATCATAATCTTTCACTACAATTTCCAACGGAATATTTCTAACTTGTAGAGAAATATGATTCTTTTCTTCTTGAGAAAAATGATTCAACATATATATAAAATTGAATGAATTTAATATATATAAACAAATAAAACAAGAATCAACAATGGAAACAATTGTAAAAATAATGTTAGGTGTCAACCTGATTGGCTTTTTGTATCGACTGAAAATAAATATACCAAATATATATTTTCATATAAATTATGAAATTTTTATAAAAGTATTTTCAATAACAATGGTATTATTTGTTATTTATTTGATTATAGAGATAACAAATAATATTTCTTTTATAAAAAATGAGTTATCTGAAATACAACAAATATTAATAGAAATAAATGAAAAAGAAATAAATAAAGAAGAAATAATGATTACTAAAAATAAAAGAAAAATAAAAATGTAAAAATATTATATGGAATTAAGTAATTCAGATACATAAGATTTCATTTAGAGATAAAAGACGAAAATGAAATTTTATAAATATAATATTATTTTATATTATATGGCGAATACAAAACGTTGTAAAAAAGGATATCATAGATGTCGTGTAACTGGTTCATGTATTACTACTCATCGTTCAAGACTCTCTACTAGTAAACGTTGTAGAAACGGTTCGAGAAAATGCGCTAATAAACGATGTTATGGAAAATCAAAAAAGACTAGATACTTATTTAATCTTCATTAACGAATCCTACCTAATCGAATATTTGCTCATAATATAAAGCTATACCAAGAACCGTTTAGATTTTGAATTACATTATTATTATTTCCTCGATAAAGCATTATCCATATATCACAATTACCGCTACCGCAAATGATATAATTACACTTCGACATTATAATTGTTATAGCTAAATATTTTTTTGAGAATTCGTAATTTTTAGAACTCATTATTAAATCAACTGTAGAAATACACTTCTTCATATGTCTTATTTCATCTTTAAAATAAAAAGAATTATTTGGAAAATGATTTGTCATATATTCTATAAATTGGGTTTCATCGCTTTGGATTAAAAATAATATTTTTGGATTTTTCGTTAGTAATTGATTTGCATAATTTAAATATTCATCATAACCACATTTTGTTGTTTCTGTAATTTTATCATTTCCTCTATAAAACAATACACAAATATTTTTATAAATTAAATTATATTTTTTTTCTAAATTATCAACAATTTCATTTATTTCTACAGACGGAGAAAAATATTTTTTAATTAATGGTGTTATATTTTTATAATTTAAAGTATTATAATTTCTAAATTGGTGTTCGTGGTGATAATTGATAGGATGTATAATATCAACATCTGTTATATTATTATAATTTTCAAAATAATCAAATGTAATATCTTTGTCCTTATTGCTATCATTTTTATACCATTTAAATTGCTCAGAACTATCTACACAATCAGGTAATTTTTTATTAGAATTAATAAAATCTACAATTGAAGATAATTTTACAGAGCAACAAGAAAAAAAACCATAACTATGAGTTATTTTAATCATATATATATATATTATTAAAACTAACAGTTTTAAAAAAATAAAATAAAAGATAAGAACATAATCTATTATTTAATGTTCATTAACGAATCCCACCCAATCGAATATTTGCGCTTATTGTTGCCCTCGGCTTAATATTATTTTTTTGTGCATATTGTTTTGAATAAATATAATTAGGTGATGATTCATTAGAAATATTCTTCCAATCTTCTGTAGTAGTTACACGTTGATTCGTATATTGTTCTTGTTTTGGTTTCACAATAGTTCGTGTAGAATTTCTTAAATCATAAGTATAAAAATCATTTTGGGCAAATCGTATTGCGCTCAAGAAAGATAATATATTTATGATTTTAATTCTTTCATTTTTTACAGTAAATTGATTATCTTGTGGATTTAAAGATTCATTATCAATTGAATAATTCATACGATGAAGACTAGATAATCCATCTAATCCGCTATCTTGTTGTCCTAATAAATATTCTCTTGGTGAAACCAATCGTTTTACTCCATCAAATAATTGTAATATTTCTGAACTTCCGATTTGAAAAAATTGTGTTCTGTCGATTTTCAAATTATGAGAAAGACATCTTTTCTGAAAAACACTATCTTCATTTCCCCATCCCCAATAATTTGGATATCCATTTGTTTTTTCAAAATCACTTCCTTTAATAACAACAATCCCTCCTAGCGCATAAGTAAATCCATAATAATGTTTAACAATACCTTCTTCTGTTTCATAATTGAATATTTTATGAAAAGGTAATGTATCTACATCGTTAAAAATAAAAGTAATATTTTTATAATCATTTGGATACTTTTCTTTTACAGCAAGAAATCCTATATTTTTCGTTGCTCCTCTATTAAATTGCCTTTCATCACATTGATGAGAAAAATATATTTCATAATCATTTTTATCTTCTAAAATAAACGACATTTGATTACAAAAAAAAAATTTATGTTCTTTTCTATTTCTGTATGGAACAATAAAAACACGTTTTGGAATTTCTAAATCAGTCATATTATTTAGAAAATAAATTTATTTCGATAAAATAACAATAAATATTAAATTTTTGGAAAATGAAATGGTACTTTTTTATTTCTTGGTATTTTTAATAGATATACGCCAATTATAATGAATAATAATCCTATATATTGAAGATAACTATGAAATCGTTCTCCTAAAAATATATATGCCGAAATACTCTCTATTAATGCACTAATTCCATCCCACGCTCCATTCACCATTAATACAGTCGAGCCTTGAAGAGAAATGATTAATAGATAAACGACTCCGATATATCCACCAATACCAATTGTAAATGGTAAGATTCCACCTTTATTTGCAAATTATTTTAAAGCAAAATCGCCTATTATTTCTACGAGAGATAATGTTACAATTTGCTGAAAACTCATATAATAATAAAATTATTATTATTATTATATATCACAATGGATAAAAATATAAATCCGAAATCAAAAACAATGAATGTTTCTCTGATAAAGATTCTATTAATAAAAGAAACTACAACTTTTATTATAGAAGATAAAGAAGAAGAATTTGATAAGGATTATTTTAGAGGTGGTTCTAATTTAAAAAAGGTGTATAACGTTCACAAACCATTATTAAAAAATTGAATTTGTTTTAATAATATATTGTAATAATAAGCAAATAAAAGACAATGAACGAAACGAATCTTATTCACATCTATAAAATGAAAAATAATTTTATTTCTATAAGAGATATACAAAATAAAAAAATATTATTTCAACGATCATTGAGTTATATTTATAGTAAAAAAAGAAGAGAATATGTAGATACAATGGTTGAATATAATCCAGACCGCGATTGTCTGATTTGTTATGAACCAATAGTCGAATTGTGTAATGGAGATAACTGCATACATCATACTTGTCGTAATTGTTATATTAAATTAGTTAATAGTACTAATAAATGTCCTACCTGTAGAGAAATATTAGATAATACAAAAAATATCAATAATGACATTCCAATTGATAATAATGATGACTTTGAAATAGTACAAGGAACGAATGATGAACCCAGAACCGATTTATTTAATGGAAGAAGATGGTTAAACACGCAAACAAATACGATTGAGTATTATGAAGAAGTAAATGATGGTTTTGTAAGAACTACAAACGTAGTTAGAGATTTTAATACTTTTATATTAAGAAGTGAAGAAACAAATGAATATTATATTGAAGGGTGTTGTGCTAGTTGTGGAATACAACGAACGGAAGAAGTGAGCGAATATATGAAAACACATAATGATAATTATATAGATGGGCGATTTGGAAGTGAAAATATAGGTAGTTGGTCTAATTTCTTTGTTTCTGATAATATTGAATGTTTTGATTGTTTCAAGACTTATGTTGATATGATGAGAACGTATGAAAGTAGTGATACCAGATTCTAAATTATTATAACACTGCACGAAATAATTTAGGTTGCGTATTGATTAGATGAATTAAATCGAAATCTTCTTTAAAATATACTTTAATAAAATGAATATCTTCTTCATCTAAAATGATTTGTTCTTTACCTTTACTAATATTACATTTCTCTACTTTTTTGTCAACAATAGTTGGAATTTTAAATAATCGTAACATTTTTTGTATAGTATCATTCATATCATTTGTATACCTTAGAATAATAATATTTTTGTAATCAGTATTATTTATCCAATGAGTCATTTTCTGAAAATGTTTATCCCATGTAAAAGAATGAAATAATGTATTTGTTTTATTTTCTTTCATTAGAGAAATAAATTCTTTAATTGTAATATTTTTATATTTTTCTAAAAAAAACTTATCTCGAATAAATATTTCACTTCCATATTTCCAATACTTAAATAAAGAAATAAATCTTTCAATTGGGTCTCTAATTATAATAATTGGATTATTATAATTAGTACAACACAAATTATGATGCGACATTAATATAAAATATTTAGAGTAATAGTCAAGTAAAAAATTTTCAACTGCTGTACCGCCACATTTTGTAGGATGTATAAAACTAAAACGATTTGTTGTTTGATTCATTTATAAAGAAAGACTATATTTTTTCATTACACCAATAGGAATTAATTCACTTTTCATTTTCTCTATTTTTTTAAAACATTTATTAATAGTGACTTCACTTATTTCACTGACATTTTTTACATCTCTTTTTGTGATATTTAAATTAAATACTTGAGTAATAAAATAGACAACGCCTGCCGCAATTGAGTTGGGTGTATTTTCGGGCATATAATTTATTTTCTCTATTTTCATAGAAATAAATTTACACAATTGTGTTAATTCAGTATTAATACTTAACTTGCTACAATATCGTTCTATAAAAGATTCAGGTGTAGTTTTACAAAAAGTTGTTTTTTCTTTATTATCCATATCTTTTTCTAAATCATTGATAATAAGTAAAGCGTTTTTACAACCTTTTGTTGCGCTTGTAACATCTAAATAAAATATTGTAGCGATTTCTTTAGCCGTTCTTGGATAATTATTAATTCTACAAGATATATAAATGGATGCTGCTAAAATACCATCACGATTATCGCCACGAAATGTAAGTTCATATTCTGATATTTTTTTATGATAAACAAAAGCATCATCAATAATTGCTTTTGGAATTCCTGCGTTTTGAGACATTATGGTTATGCGTTGGAATTCATCATATTGTGATTTTTCTTTATAAGACATAGATTGCCATTCAGTATATCTTCTTATTTTTCTCATTTCATAACTAGTAGTTCCATTACACAATACTTTGCATCCAAATGAAGACTCGTGTAAGAGAGGATTGATAGGCATACCACATCTGGTTGGGTCTGAACTGTGATTATCATCAGCTCCATAATATCTCCATTCTGCTGTTTGATCTACAATATCTTTATATATAATTCCACATTTTTGATTTGTACACGTAAGAAATCCTTCATCAGAATAAGCTAATATAAAGTTACAACATTCACAATTTTCTCTACTTCCTGAATTACTATAAACACATTCTAATTGTTCTTTCTTGTCTGGAAAGACTTCGCTATCAAAAATATTCCATAATTCGGTTTTATTTATTGATTTATCAAGTTTATTTTTTTTACTTTTCGTAGAAGATTCAATTATTTGAATTGAATTGATCATTTTGATATTAGACATAGAATTCTTTTAAAAAGAAAAATATGTTTTTAATTCAATTTTATAATATACTTATCAATTATGGGAAATACAATTTCTTCAAATTTAAGTATAACCGAAAAGTTATCTAATGATAATAAAGAAAAAAATAAGTTAGATTTGATTGATACCTTAGATTTTATTGCTTGTAATTATATTTTTACAATGGACTATGAAAATATGAAAAGATTACACAATAAATCTTATTGTGATAAATTAGTTATATTAACAAGTGATATAATTAATAATTATTACAATGAAATTGAGGTTAAACAATTATCTGATAGAATTTTTTTTGGTGAAGATTTTTTACAAAAACCCAAAGATGAAAAATTAATTTATTATCAAAAAAGCAGTATAAATGACATTCCAAATAAACAAACTAATTGTAATGAAATCGCAAAATTTTATGTAAAAATAGGACATTTATTTTCTGCTATTTTAACTACCATTTCTCCAGAATATATTTATAAAGATTATAAAACAGGACAAATGATTAAAAAATCATTACAACAAAAAAATGAAATCCCATTTGGTGTAAAACCTCAATTAGTCAGTAATAGTTTATGTAATCAAAGAATAGAAACTTTGTTAAAGAAACAAACAACAATAATTAATGATAATTTATCAGAAGAAAATGGAATTCCAGAATTAATGAATTTATATTTAGATTCGGGTTATGATTTCTCTACTGGATTATTTACTTCTTTGTCTCAAGAAACACAACAAAAATATAATAAAGATTTAAATGATTTTTATACTTCTTTTACTCAAGAAGATATTATGCCAGATAATATCAAATCTTTTTCTGATATCAAATTAAATCATGTTGGACAACTATTTGATAAATATGACATAAATATCGATGAGAATTTACTAGCGAATCAAACATTAATGAAACAATATGCTGAAAATATAAAATATATGATTCAACACGTGGAATCTATCCAAAAAAAATTCTTGTCTATCTTAAATCAAGTATTCATTATACAAGAAGATAAAATTCGTATTTCACATTTATTAACTGAATCAAAATTACAAAGACTCATAGAAGAATGTAGAGAAAATATTGTTGATTTATATATTCACTGCGAAGAAGATTTTATTGAAGGTATCAATATATATGAAGCCATTATTGAAGATATTTTATTTAAAACAACTACATCTCAAATAAGTTCTCTACACGATATATTAGAAAAAATATTTTCAACACCTTCGTAGATGAATATTATTTAAATGTATATATGTATATATTGTATGGATGTTTATACAAAAAATCTTCCCATTCAAATTGTTTATAAAATTTTATCTTATGTTCATAATCCACAACCAACTGAACTATTAAAAGATATCATAAATTATTATAATACTACCAATCTTATATTATATTATTATGAAATAAAATATATAATGTTCAATAGACTTGAAGATCCATTCGATTGGTTAAATAATGATATTATTTCTTTTATGAATTCATATAAACCTACGATGTGGGGTTATGTTCCTAATTTTTATAAAATTATTTTAAGAAATCCATTTATTCATCCCGGGTTTAGAAAAAAATATTTTTTCAATCCGTTACAAAATAATACAACTATGATTGATAATTCAGATTATACTTATAAAGCTTTCTTATATATTCATCGATTAGAAAAAGAATCTTCTATAAAAGGATTTAATATATTATGGGGATTATTAAATAGTAGAGAAAGAGAACTCTTTATTAGAAATACAATTACCGAAATTAATTATTTATATGATATTGATTAAAAATTGAATTAAATATTTAAATATTTAATTCAATAAAATCTTAACAAGAATGGTTCTTCCAACATTAGAATTTACTATAAAAATCAGTTATGTTGATGAAAACGGTTTGCGTAGAGCAGATACATCCACATTATTTTATTCTTTTGATTCAAATCTTTCAACCAAAAATGTATTCCAAAGAATTTCTGAAAAATTAAAAGAACAATTAAATCTGAATAACGAAGACTATATATTTATAAATTATAATGATAACTTTTTAATTCCATTCAATACTCAAAGTTCACTACCTATATACAAAGAATTTAATTCATCATGTACTGTACCATTTTATATTCATATCCATACAAATGAAACATATCAAGCAATGTTGAATTATACTCAATCTGAATGTCCTATTTGTCTAAATAGAGTACACCATTCAACACTCATTAGTCCTTATCGATGTGGCCATGGTATTTGTAATAATTGTTATCAACATTGTAGAATGATAAATCATAATTGTTGTTGTTATTGTAGAGAAAGTATTCGGGTGAGTGTACATTAATTTAAAAAGCAATTTTATACTGGGTAGTATTATTATTTATAATTCTTTTTCTAAGAGACGAAGAAGAAATTGATATGTTTGATTCATTATTTTATTTGTTTCTGTCAATGAATAAGTAGAATATGTATTATCTGTTATTTGTTTTATTTCATCGAATTTATTAATATATAATAATTTACATGGGTTTTGAATGGATTGTAATACATAAGTAGAGAAATCTGGATGATGAATAGGATTATGACTTGTATTTATTTTTATAATTTCATTTTTTTCTGTATAAAATTTAGATAATAAATCACTACATTGAAATGATAACATTGGATCTTTTTCACTACATATGATAGAAATCGGAGGATAATGATTTGTACTTATCATATGAGGAAAAACACAACTTTCCATTTTTAATTTGTTTTTTTCGAAACTGATTAATTTTGACAATATCAATTCACCAAAATTTTCTCTACAAGTCATTTCCAACACTTGAATATAATGTAACAAATTTGTTTCTTGTTTAAAATGGAAATATTGAAAGAAAAGATAATTAATTATGTATCCGAATTTTTTTGCATAATAATTTGGAAACCCAGATTTAAAAAATAATCCCCAATAAAACATATCTTTTCCAAATACATTAAATACACTTCCATTTACAATTGTAATTGATTTACATAGCTTTGGATATTTTGATGCAAAGAAACACGTTATATAACTTCCAATTGAATGAGAAACGATTTGAGGAGGATTATTTTTACCTACATTAAAATTGATATATTCAGCAATATAATTACTATAAAAAATAAGAATTTCCATCGGAGAAAAATTTAATATTTTACTGGAAACAGTAGAACCTCCAAAAGCAGGTAGAGAAATACAATGAACAATAAATCCTTTTTCTGCTAATGTTATAGCATTTTCAAACCAAATAGAAGGACCGGAATTACCTCCGTGAATCAAAAGAATATGACTTGTTGATTGTTTTGGAAATATAATGTAAGAATGACTGGTTATATTAAAAAAATATTTATTATTGATGTCAATAATAAATGATTGTTTATTTTTTATAAAATTTATATGTGTATGTGATTTTTGTAATACTTTAATATATTTTTTCTCTATAGTTAACAAATTATGTAATGTGTTTAAAGAAGATATATTCATATTATTTTTAAAATAATTAAAAATATTAATAAAAAAGTTATAAATCATTCATATATCTGATAAAATATTTTTAATTGTTAATAGATTATTTTATAATAATTTTTTCTCTAAAGAAGATACTTGTTCTTTATTATATATAAAATTTCCAGTGGGTTTGTATGTATGAATAGGTGTATATTTCTTATCATTTGTATTAACAGATGGTATTTTTCCAGTATTTAATATAATATTGTTTGTGACTTCTTTTTTTATATCCGAATTTTCTTCATTTATTTTGTTTCCAAATTCGTCAATTACAATTCCAGTTTTTTTCTTTAGTTCAGTTCTTACATAACTAGGAACAAAATGATTCCAACAAATAAATAATGTATTTGGATGATAGTATTTTACTGCAAATCCATTATCTTTTAATTTTTGAAAAAGATAACCGATACAATCGCCCTGGTCATATTTTGGAACACCAATAATTATTTCTGGTACTACAAACCAACAAAATTGTTCGTTTATTTTTTGTTTGGAAGTTGTTTTTATTTTTACGTGAATGCGATTAAGAATTTTATTATACAAATCTAATCGATGTAAATCATATTGCTTTTTTTTTTCATATAATTCATCTAAATTTATTTTTTCAGAAAAGTCAGTAATATTATCCAACGTAAATATATTTGCCATAATATAGAATAGAAAATGTATAAACAAGTTATACTATTTTTATATAAAATTTATATAATATACTGATTATGGATATTAAACATCTGGCTTTATCGGGTGGAGGTGTTTCTGGGTTGGCTGGAATAGGAGCGCTTCATAAGTTATTTGAATCAAATATTTTAAAGATAGAAGAAATAAAAAGTATTTATGGTACATCAGTTGGCTCTATTATTGGTCTATTTATTTGTTTTCATAAATTAAGTATAACAAATGAAGATATAAAAGATTATCTTATTCAAAGACCATTTTATGATACATATAAAATAAATATGAATCAAATATTAAATATATATGATTCAAAAGGGATTTATGATAAAAGTACTGCTTTTATTTTATTTAAACCTTTTTTTCAAATGCTAGAAATGTCTACAGAAATAACAATGAAGGAATTATATGATCTAACTTCTATTGAATTGTATTTTTATACTGTTGAAATAAATAGTTTTGTATTAAAAGAATTATCACACATTACTACTCCTAATTTATCTGTTATCGAAGCGATATACATGTCTTCTACTATACCAATAATTATGAGTCCATTAGTAAAGAATGATGAATGTTATATAGATGGTGGAATCTTATGTAATTATCCGATTCAAGAATGTATAAAGAAGAATGTAGAGAAGAAAGAAATATTAGGTATAAACTACAATTACAATTCTTTTCATAAAATAACATTTGTAAATGATAAGACAAATGTTGTTGATTATATAATTACAATTTTGAATAATATTATAATTATAATAGCAAATATGATTTCTGATAAAACAAAAACAGAAACAAAAACATATCACGAAATATCAATTTCGATTGAATGGTCAATAAAAAGTATTATTAATATGTTTTATTCTCAAGAAGAAAGACTTCATTTATATGAATTAGGAATAAAAAATGCTGAAATTTTTATATCCTCATTATAACGCGGTTTTTAAAAAATCGGTCAAGTGAGTATATGTTACTTTTGCGTCATAATTAATTTGTGAACCATTTTTATTCAACTTGATTGTTGGGAATCCTTCAATATTATAATTATCCATTAATTTATTCGTTTCATTATTAGGCGTGCTACAATCCACATCTATAAAAATAACTTTGTAACCATTTATAGTTTTATTTTCATATTCTTTTTTAACTTTTTCCCATTCTGGTTTTGCACTTTTACAATAGGGACACCAAGTAGCATAAAAAAAGTATAATTCAGCTTCATTACTAGACGAATTCGAATTACCCCATTTAGGAACTTGTTCTTTATTTGGTTTGTATAATTCAGCAATTTTAGGTGAAAAGAATTTAATATAAACGTAATAACAAATAAAAACGGTTACAATTAATATTAATACAATAATAACGATCGATTTTACATTACTAAAGGACGTAGATGGTACGTTTATATTTGAAGACATATAATTATAGATTATTTTTTGGATTATTTTCAAACGAAGAAAGTATATTATTATTGAGATAATTTACAAATATCTTTTAATTTTGGGATTAATATTTTTACATAGACTAAGTAAGCAACAATCAAACCAACCACAGCTAATATTACTGCTAGTAAAATCATATTTACATCTGTCAACGAATATGTTCTTACTATTTCAATAATTGTATCGCGAATACAATACATATATTTATATGTATATATTATTGTTTTTATTTTGAACGATAAAATATCCTAAATTGTTATTTTCTATAGAATAATATGATGAATAAAACAAAACGCAAAAGAAATATTAAAAATAAAACAAAAAAAAATATATACGAAGAGAAAGATTTTAATAGTAATAATGGATTTTTAACTACCATTTGGGGTCCTGCTATTTGGCATTTTCTTCATATTATTAGTTTTAATTATCCTGTTAATCCTAGCGAAGAAAATAAAAAACATTATTTAAATTTTATGATAAACCTTAAATATATTTTACCTTGTAAAAAATGTAGAGAAAATTTGGTTAAGAATTACAAAGAATTACCAATTACAATGAAAAATATGAAAAATAGATATACTTTTTCTCTATATGTTTATAATTTACACGAACTAATTAATAAAATGTTACATAAAACATCAAACCTATCTTATGAAGATGTAAGACAAAGATATGAACATTTTCGAGCAAGAAATTGTAATGATATGATGAATAAAGAATTAGGTTGTTCTAAACCTCAATATGGTAAGAAAACAAAATGTATATTAAAAATTGTTCCGCAAAATAAAAAATGCGAATCATTTCAAATGAATCGATATTCTTAAGAACCATATGTAGAGAAAGGGCTTATAAATGGTACCGGTAAATCACTATTATCTGGTTTATAACTGGGAACCTTTTTACATTCAAAATTAGGTTCGGGACAACGACCACAAGGAGGACACGGAGCACATTTTTCTGTTTTACTATGACAAGCTGTAATCGGAGCTGGACACACAGGAGGAACAATTTCTGATTTTAGAATATATAAATCTTCTTGTCCTAATGGAATTTGACTGGCAGGAATAGCCGGAGGCAATGAAGAAGAATAATCATAATCATTATTAAATTTTGGGTTTTTATACATATTCGATTGATTATACATATTTGGTTGATTATACATATTTGGTTGATTATACATATTTGGTTGATTATACATATTTGACTGGTTCTGTAATTGATTATAATAAGTAGAAGAATAAGATGCTTGATTTGGATAGGAAGCAGGTTGATTTAGTGATGTATCTTGTGTAAATGTTACAACATCGCCACTTGAATATTTAATTTGAATAACAATCGTTCCGTTTAATCTGATTATTTCTGCTGTTGAACCATTTGGTCCATAAAATATAGTTTTCTTGTATGTATTTTTCATAAAATTGGTTGAAGTAGGTGAATCATATGATGTAACAGAAGTAGAAATTGTAGTGTTATTGTTATTGGTGTTTCCATTTGGAGAATAAATATATTGCGTTTCTTTTCCAGTATTGTCTCTAACAATAATAATATATTTTCCATTGCTACTTATTATTCTTGCTGTATTACCATTTTTTCCAGTGAATAATGTATTTTTTATTTCTATTCCATTAATATTTATATTATTACTCTGTTCTGTAAATCCCTCTTTATAACTCCCTAAAGTTGTAAATAAAGCTAGACATAATATTATTATCACCAATATATTTAATGGATTGGAAAAATATTTTATTAGTGACATTATATATTTATATTATGAAAATATAAATATACCTATACATAAAAAAATTGAAACAAATAATACAATGTAATTATATAATAAATGAAAAATAAAGTACCTTTGGAAAACTCTGTACCGTTGGAAAACACAATGTCTTTGGAAAACTCTGTACCTTTGGAAAATACAATGCCTTTGGAAAACTCTGTACCGTTGGAAAACTCTGTACCGTTGGAAAACGAGCGATTTGTTTTGGTCTTTGATTTTGAAACGACTGGATTACCTAAAAATTCTTGGGTAGATTATGAGATACAACCTGCTTATAAAAATGGAATGATGTTTGGACAATCTAATGAAAAAGATTATCCTTATGCAATTCAATTATCTTATATATTGTATGATAATTTATTGAATAAAGCTAAAGTAGTAAATGAATTAATTAAATTACCAGATGGAGTTGAAATTACAGATAGTAGTTACGCTATTCATAAGATATCATTAGCGATGACACAAGGCAAAACCAGAAAAATTAAAAGTAGAAAAACAAGAAAATATCGATATGATTATAACTATACCATTGATAAAATATTACATAAATTTATGACGGATTTTCAAAAAGCAAATATCATTGTTTCTCATAATGTTCAGTTTGATAAAAATATGCTTCTAGTAGAAATGGATAGATTACGAAATTTATCCGAAGCAAAATATACCATATTCAATGATTACATTCGAGATATTTATTTTAGTCAAAAATTTTATTGTACTGCTCTTAATGGTAAAGCCATTTGGAAAAATGTTGGAATTAATTATAAGGGAATTACTTATTATAAAATTCCTAAATTAACTATATTATATCAGTCTTTGTTTGGTGTTTTACCTAACGAAGAAAAATTACACGATGCTTTATATGATGTTGTAATTTGTATTCGATGCTTTTATATGATGAAATATAAAATAGATATTATTGACTACAATCGAAAAATTAAAGAATTATTAAACTAATACTTTCGTCTAATAATAAAAATAATAATAATATATTATTATTTTTAATTGTAAATAAAATACTGAGCTAAATAAAATAAAACTATAAATAAAAATATATTTATATTGATTGAAAAATTAGCTAATAGAGAAGCAAGTATACAAGTACCTATTATCATTTCTGCGTCAGCAATTAATATTTTATAAGACATTTCTTTTGCGTAGTCTTTGAATACATCCAACATTTTATTTGTTCCTTTTTTTAACTTACTAAAAAATTTATAAAATGATAAATCATGAATCAATTGAATGATTACAGCAAGAATAATAAATAAAATTAAATTAAAATTATTAAAGAATACTCCATAAAAAAATCTTGCTAATATGATACCAATCATAATAGAAAAAACATCAGCAATAAACGCTGATAACTTAAATAATTTATACCATTTTTTCAAATATACACTTGTGAGAAAAGATATATTTGACAAATATATTCCAATCAAATCGATAATGATTGCCGCGTTTAATATATATAAATAATCATTTACGTTATAAAAATTGGATATATTTTTAAACATTATATTATCTATATATATAATTTGGAATAGTAATTATACACCACGAAATAAATAAAATAATTAAAACAGGAATATTTTTCACAACCAAGAATTTTAACATTTTAAGATTCATATTTTTTTCTTGTTCAAAATATCTACCCTTGAATCCACATAAATTTTCATCTTTTCTAGATAAATCAGCGTAATCATACTCTATAATACCTGTATAGATATCTTTTGTTCCAGTTTTTTCACATTTATTTATACTCGAAACAAAAGTATTAGTATAAAATTCGGGTTTATAATATTTACAATTTCTACAAGAAGGAATATTTCCATTTCTTATAATCTTTTCACTTCTTATAATATTTCCACCATTTACAAAAAAGAATAAAATAAATAAAATATTCATTTCATTGTATGACATTATTTTTTTATATAATTATAATTATATGCATATTTCATTTCTCTACGATTCCAACCATTACAACAATATTCAAAAGGAATAAATGGATGATTACAACAAGCAGATGGAAACAAACAATCCTCATCTGTTTTACATTCTATCAGAGAACCATTTCTTCTTTTAATCCATCGTGGATAAAGTTTATATTCATAATTAATATCATTCAAAATATTAATTATGTTGCGCGCAAATGGAATCATAAATAACAATATAAATTTCATATTATATAAATATATATATTTTAAGCAGAACAATTATCACATTTTTTCTCTTCTTTTTCTGGTTCGATCGTAAATTGTTGTGCTTGATGTTTTGCTTTTCTACGCAAATAATATATTCCCGTTTTCAATCCTTTATTCCAAGAATAAAAATGCATTGATGTTAAAGTTGAATAATTTGGATCTTCTATCCAAAGATTTAAACTTTGACTTTGACAAATAAATGCTCCTCTATCAGCTGACATATCTATTAAATGTTTCATTGGTATTTCCCAAACAATTCTATATTTATCTTTTATTTTATTTGGAATACTTTCTATATGTTGTATACTACCTTTATTTGCAATAATATTATTTTTCATTTCTTCATTCCATAATCCCTTCTCAATTAATTCTCTCATTAAATATTTATTCGGCAAAATAAATTCACCAGCTAATGTTCTTCTACTATAAATATTACTTGTAAAAGGTTCAAAACATTCATTGAATCCAAGAATTTGAGAAGTACTAGCAGTAGGCATCGGAGCCACAAGTAGAGAATTACGAATACCATATGTCATTATATTTTTTCTTAGTTTTTCCCAATCATATTTACTTGAAGGGGTTACATTCCACATATCAAATTGAAAGATACCTTGTGATATCGGAGAACCTAGAAAAGAACTATATGATCCACAATAATTATTTTGTAACAACATTTCAGCCAATATAATGTTAACATTTGAAGGGATTGGATATTCCATAAATTCACTTAAATGTTTATAATAATCATCTTTCTCTACTTTTTGAAAAATATATTGTAATTCATCAGAACATATATTCTTGATTTCATTGATAAGATCGAAACGTTCTAGAGAAAGTTCATTACTCATTTCTAAGGAAGCGTGATAAATAGTTTCAAAAATGAGTTTATTTATTTCTTTTGCTTCTTCGCTATAAAAAGAAATATCCATTAAAATAAATGTATCAGCCAATCCTTGAACACCAATTCCAATCGGTCTATGAAGAAAATTACTTCTTTTTGTTTTTTCTGTTGGATAAAAATTAATATCTATTATTTTATTTAAATTTCTAGTAATTACTTTTACAATTCGATGTAATTTTTCATAATCAAATTCTTTTGTCTCTACATTTACAAAAGATGGCAAGGCAATACTTGCCAGATTACAAACAGCTGTCTCTTTATCATTTGAATATTCTATTATTTCAGTACATAAATTACTACTCTTTATAGTTCCTAAATTTTTTTGGTTGGATTTCATATTTGCGGCATCTTTATATAATAAATAAGGCGTACCTGTTTCCATTTGTGAATCTAATATTTTAAACCACAATTCTCTCGCATCTATTTTTTTACGAATACATTTTTCATTGGATTCATATCTTTCATATAATTCTTTAAAATTATCTCCATATACATCAGACAAACCAGAACATTCGTCAGGACAAAAATAACACCATTTACCATTTGTTTTCACTCTTTCCATAAATAAATCAGGTATCCACAGTGCATAAAATAAATCTCTTGCTCTCATATCTTCATCTCCATGATTTTTTTTCATTTCTAAAAAGAAATCAATATCTGGATGCCAAGGTTCTAGATAAATAGCAAAAGAACCATTTCTTTTTCCAGATTGATTAATAAATCTCGATGTATCATTAAATACCTTTAACATTGGAACAATTCCATTGGATGTCCCATTGGTTCCTCTAATTAAAGAATTTTTACTTCGAATATTATGTATATGTAATCCAATACCTCCAGCATACTTGGATATTTTTGCACAATCTTGAAGTGTATTAAATATACCTTCTAAACTATCATCTTCCATCGCTAATAGATAACAAGACGATAATTGAGGTGTGCGTGTTCCCGAATTAAAAAGGGTTGGTGTAGCGTGAGTAAAATATTTTTGAGACATTAAATCATAAGTCTCTTTGACTTTTGAAAAATCGTTTCCGTGAATTCCTAGAGAAACACGAAGCCACATATATTGAGGTCTCTCTACTATTTTATCATTGATTTTAAATAAATAAGACCTTTCCAAAGTTTTTAATCCAAAAAAATCAAAAAGATAATCTCTTTCATTTATAATCATATTATCTAAAAGTTCTCTATTATTATTCACAATAAACCACAACTCATACGAAATCAATGGACTATGGTTATCATTTATATCTTTATATTCCCATAATTGTTTCATCACTTCAGAAAAAGAAGAATTTGTATTCTTATGATGATTGCTAACAAAAATCCTTGAAGCTAAAATACTATAATCTGGATGAAGAGTTGATAATGATGCACACTGCTCACACGTTAATTCATCAATCTTAGATGTAGAGATACCATCGAATAATTGGTCAATCACTTTAATTGTTAATGAAGAGTAATTAATTTCAATATTTACTTCTTTTCCTTGTTTTTTTATTCTGTTTAAAATTTTATCAAATAACATTGGTTCAATAGTACCATCTCTTTTTTGAACACACATTTCTTTAGACATTTATTCTCTATATATGGTTATTATTCTAAACGTATTTCAGATTATAATAGGTATAATAATATCATTTAGATATATTTTACAATTATACTTGTAATCTATTATGGAGTTTTCATTAAAAATAAATGATTTGATATTTTATAAAGATGGATATTATATAATATCAAATATAAATGGAAAACGATTGAAAATCGATGATTTATTTTCAAGCTACGATGTATCTACATATATAAATTATAATGATGTAAATATTCAAATACCAAATGAAAGTAATAAATTGTATAGTTTTTTAAAAATTGCTGAAAAATATAATTATAATTGTATAGGAACAAAAATAAATGTGAATCATTTTGTCATTCCAGAATTTGAAATTTTTAAGAGATGTAAATTGACAATCAATCAATTTTATGAAATAGAGAAAACAGGAAAGAAAACAAAAAATAAAGATTTGGAAATCAAAAATATAATCATTAATCCTTTTCTTTTTATTACAGAAGAATTCCAATTGTTTACATATGAAAAAGCTGATTTTATAAGTAGAGAATATAGACTACATATAAAAGATGAAACACGATTAAAAGCGTGGTCTTATTGTTATTTCTTAAAATTAAATAATTCATTTTATGTATTGAAAACAAAATATATGAAAGATATAGAGAATTTTACAAAAAAACAATCCATTTATTTGGATAAAAAATTACTTCAAAACATTGAAAATACTATTATAGATAAATCAATCAATGGAAAAATTTATAAAACAACTTTATATTTATTAAATCTCGAAAGAAAAATTACAGATGATACAATTAAATCATTTTATTTTAACAATGAAAATGAAATCGATGATATACAAATTAATAAATATATACAAGAATATGAAAATATTCAACAAAAAACATTAAAAAATCAATTTCGATTAGAAATAGAACAAAAAGAAGCAATTATAAATGCGATTCAATATAATTTCTCTATTATTTATGGTCCTCCTGGAACTGGAAAAACAGAAATTATTCGATGTATTAATTATGTATTTTACAAATTATATCAAGAAAATAAATCTGATAAAAGAATATCACCAAAAAATATTAGTATTCTTGCACCAACTGGGTTTGCCTATGTAAATGTAAGAAGAAAACAACAAGAGAATTATTTTAATGAAAATATATCTGGAACTTGTCACAAGGTATTATATAATATTTTAGACAAGTGTAAAAAACATAATTGTAAATATGAAAATAATTTTTGTTTATTATGTGATGAAGAAAAAGAAAAATGTAAATATTTTAATATACCAAAATTATTTATTGTTGATGAATTTTCAATGATAGATATCTTTTTATTTAGAGATTTATTATTCGAATGTAAATATTATAATTCTAAATTAATTATAATAGGAGACCCCAATCAATTGCCTTCGATTGGTCCAGGAATTATTTTAAATCAACTCATTAATAGTGAGTTATTTCCTATTGTTGAATTGAATAAGATAAAAAGACAAGAATTTGGACAATTAATAAAAAATATTTTAAAAATGACAACAGATATAATAAATTTAACTGATTTTACAGATAATTCTATGAATATGATTCCGATAAGACAATTTGTATTCAATGATCAAATAAATAGAGAAGAAATAATAAATTTAATAAATAAAAATAGCTTAACAAAAAATAATAGTAAATTTATTAGTTATTTTAATGATACTAAATTTTTATGGAATGTTGTCGATTTAAATAAAATATTACAAGATATTTATAATCCATTGATTGATTCTTGTAAATATATACCTTTTTCTAGTAAATTTAAAACCGATTATACTTTTCGTGTCAAAGATAAAATTGTAAGATGTTATAATGATTATAGCGATGAAACAAAAATGAGAGCAAATGGCGAAGAAGCAATTATTGAAGGTTTTAATGACCCTGAAGATATATTTTCAAAAGAAAAAGTAAAAATATGTTATTCAGGTGATGATAAATCAGAATACATTGATGTAGAGACATTATACGAGAATTTCAAGTTAAATTATTGTTCAACTATTCATAAATCACAAGGAAGTCAATACAAAAATGTTGTATTTATTATTCAACCAGGACAGAATCGAATCGACAAAAAAAGTATATATACAGCAATTTCTAGAGCACAAGAAAAATGTATTATTATCAGTCATCCTAATGATTTTGTTAGTTTACAAACAAATAATAATAATAATAAAGTTTCACTCTTTTTGGAAGAATCAAATGATTATGATTTTTAACTTTGAATCATTGACTATTATTATTTTATCGACTAATAAAATAATAATAATATATATGTTTAAAAATTATTATGGGTTTATATTTCTTATCATAATTTTAATTGCAATAATATTTCTTCCTTTAGCAACGATGCCACGACCTTCTTGTAAATGTAGTGAAGGTTATGAAAATCTAGGTTCTACAGAAACTCATTTATTAAACTCATATCCTATTAATAAAACAAAAGTGGTTGATAGTGACAATTATTCACATATTTGGAGATATTATCCCATTTTTTCTTTGGGTTCTTATGAACAAATAACTAATAATTTAAAATATTATAAAAATCCAGATAATGGATTATGTTCGCCCGCTGAATTTTGTGGCGATTTTTATCACGATATCAATATCAAACCCAAAACAAATGTAATAAAACCTTTACCACCTGTTGCGAATGATTCGGGAATACGTATTGGTTATTATAGAACAAAAGAAGATTTATTTTTAAGCGCACAACCTGGTACTCTATTAGAACTCCCTGCTTTTTAATAATTTATCTTATCAAAACACCATTTGATATTTATGTAGCAATTCGAGACTTTGGTTTTCGATGTTCAAACCCATCAACTCTTTCTTTTTTTATAATATCCCAAAAATTCTTTATAAGAGGAATCATATCTTCAAACCATTTTTTATTTCTTTTTACTAAAACACAACTTATTTCATTTAATTTCCAATATATTTGTTTTATCCAAATATAATTTTCGTTTTCTTTTAAAAAGTTCTCTATTTTATTATTTGACCATAATTCAAATTCTTTATATGACATATTTATATCTGAATAAATATAGATAGGCTTTCCAGAAGCTGTATCTAAAAAAAATAATATAATTCCCTTATGTTCACCATCTTTACTTATAAAAATATTGTCATCTGTATCTCTAAGAAATTCAATTTCATCTGTATATTCTATAAATTTTGTTTCCAAAAAATCGCATTCGTCTATATTAAACGTTTCCATTTGTAACTGCATTTGTATCCAATATTCTTTTTTAGGTATTCCAGTTATTTCTCTATTTACAATATTTTTTACTTCTAATAATCGACCAAATCGATTTGAAGATAGATCTATATTGATACCATCAGGTGAAGCACCAAGAAAAGAATATTTTTCGTGTCTTAGACAACCATATTCTTTTATTGTTGTTTTGTAAAATGTTTCATAAATTAATATAGATAAAGGTTCGTATTTTTGACCCCAATGTAGAGAACTTTCTGTATTTACATAATTTTTCTCATCATGAATTTTTATATTACACTTTTCATAAATGAGAGAATTTTGCTGTGCTTGACTCTCAAATATTTTATAAGCATTGCTAGCAGTTAATAAATTATTTCTAAAATCATACCATTCAGGTGTTTTTTGAACAGGCTGTTCGATATTATTTATTTTTTCTAATTTATTATTTATTAATATTTTTTCTTCCATAAAAAGTTCTCTACAATAAGTATGTTTTTCTTGTCTTGAAGGATATATATATTCGTAAAAAATAGGTAAGGATTCTTCTATTAAATCCATAATATAGTCTTCATCATTTATAGTGATTTCTAATAAAGAATATACTTCGTCTATCATAATATCTTCAAAATTCGGATCACTAATTACAGAAGGATTTAATTCAATAAAATCAAAATATAATTGTAATAAAGTAGTGAAATCATCATCAATAAAATTCATAATATAAATAACACAATTTATTTATATTAATTTGTTTTTCATAGTAGCGTTTTTAGAAGGAGGTAAACTTCGTAATGTATGAATACGATTCTTATCTATTTTTAAAGTAAATGTTTTTGTTTCTTCGTTAAATGATAATTGAGGTATATCTTTTATTTCTTTGGCTGTCTTATCATAAGTAACATCCTTTACTCTTTGTAATTGTTTATTATCTAATGCGTCTTTCAAAAATAATGTTAAAAGATGATGTATTTCTTCATTTAAATTATTTGTTTCGACATACTTTTTTGCAAAATGAACTAGTTTTTTGTATTTTGTATTATTGTCTATTTTTGCCCAATTTTCATTCAAGTTTTGTAGATTGTTGTCTTCCAAAAATTTATCCAAACTATTAAAATCTGTTATATTTGTTGAGTCAATCATAATATTTCCACCTGATAACATTGATTTATATTGAATATTTTTTAATTCGATACATTCGTCTGATTTGGTTGACATTAGTTATATACAAGAGATAATCTTATATCTTTATAAATAATATATAAAGAAAGAATATATAATAATGGTTTATATGAAAAACAATAAGTAAGATATTTATTACTAAACGGAATGGATATTTTTGTCTATATATGAATATATTTTATATTGACAACATTGCCAATATAAAACGTTTCTGGAATGCCGGAATCGAACCAGCTACCTCTTGAGCTACAATCAATTGCTCTACCAAATGAGCTAATCCCAGACCCAAATAACTTATTTAAAAAGTCTTTAAACTATTAATTCGTAATATAATATTCTTGGCGTGTATATATGAATAAAATAATTAATATTGAAGGAACATCACAACGATATCAAATGAAAAAAGTAGAGAAAATAGAAAAAGTAAAACAATTTATAAAACCAATCATTCCATTAAAAGAAACCATTTGTTCTTCTCTACTTGAAGAAGAACAAATCAATAATTTATTAATTGTATTAAATAAAGAAAAAACAGAAACAAGTAAATTGATAGAGAAACAAATCAAGAAAAAAATATCTTCTTATAAACAACAAGATATTTTAAAAAAAATTTATAATAATGAAACATTTATTTCTTTCGACGAAATAGTAAATAAAATGGAATCAGAAAAATTACAATGTAATTATTGTCATCAAATAATGTGTTTATTATATGAATATTGTAGAGAACCAAAACAATGGACATTAGATAGAATCGATAACGAAAAAGGACATAATAATGATAATGTATTATTATCTTGCTTGGAATGTAATTTGAAACGAAGAAGAATAAATAAAGAATCATTTGAATTTACAAAAAATCTTCAAATAATAATATCATAATATAATCAAATAATTGATATAAGTATATAAATAAAAAACATATATCCAAATAATGTCATTGGTACAATATAATACTCAAAATGAGTTATTATTAAATACGTTGTTGGATTTTTATAAAAGAGATGATAATTTGAATCGCATTCTAAAAATCATTACTGGAGAAACAAAAATTTCTCTACGTATTGTTGATTGGTTTGCTACGAATTACGCAAAAAAGAATTTTACATTATATAATATAATTGATAAAAATGGTGATGATAGAAGATTTAAAGTCTATCAAGATTATAAATTAAAATTAAAAGCATATTCAAAGAAAAACTTTGATCCATTTTGTAGATGGGAAAGGATAAGTATTCCTTATGAAAAAGATACATTTATAGAGACAACAATAGGACAGTTGAATTTTTTCAAATGGACATTAGAAAATGATATTATTAAATATATAGAAGAAAATTATGAAGAAATAGAGAATGATATGAATAATAGAAATAGTACAAGTAAGAGAAAAGATATGAAGAATGATATTTCTAATAAATCTAGAAAAAAAAGAGAAGAATTGTCAGTCTCAGCAACAAAAAGTATTAAAAAAGAACAAGTAGAAATTATAGTAAAATTTAATTAAATAGTATATGCAATTTAATTAAATATGGGAAATATAATTCCGAAAAAAATTAATTTTGAAGATATCCAATTGATTTGTAAAAAACAACGTCCTTTTTCTATTATAATCAATACATTAGATTCTAATGAACAAAAGTGTTTAATTCAAGGAACTATTTTAGCAGATAAAGAAGAGAATACTATAAATGAACTTATTCAAAATAAATCATTTCATATAACGATTGTAATTTATGGAAGAAATTGTCAAGATGAAGAAAAAATAATTAAAAAATATAAACAATTACAAAAATTAGGCTTTAAAAATATATATATTTACTGTGGTGGTTTATTCGAATGGTTACTGTTACAAGATATATATGGCGTGGATGAATTTCCAACAACTTTTAAAGAAAATGATATATTAAAATATAAATCAAATTCTCTACTTTCAATTCAAATGATTGATTATTAAATATAATCACATACTTCGGATATCCATTCATTAGTACTTGTATTTATATTTTTGATAAGAAATGGTTTTCCACAACCATATATTTCATTATTATTTATTAACTCATCACATTTTATCTTATTTAAATGAGGGTCAATTTGTTGTAAATTATGTTTATAAATACCGTGACGAAATATTGAACAATTGATTTCTTCTATAATTACAACTTCTTTACAATGAGGACATATTACAATTAGTTCTTTCTCCATATTATATATGAAATCTTTTATTTTGAAAAAAAATAACCAAAATATTATTGCATTTTATAGAAATCAGGTTTTTAAAAGACAAATGGCAATGAAAATAAGATATAACAATATCAGAGAATTAATAAATAATAAAAATAATCCAGATGTTATTCCAAGAAATATTTTTCAAGCGTGGCATTCAGATAATTTACCTAATTCTGTAAGATTTTGTATTGAAAATATTAAAAGATGTAATCCTAATTTTAATCATTATTTATATAATGATGAAAAATGTAGAGAATTTCTAAAAGAATATTTTTCGGAGAATATTTTAAAAGCATACGATTCGATTGTTCCAACAGCAATAAAAATAGATTTATGGAGATATTGTGTATTATATAAATATGGTGGAATTTATTTAGATGTAAAATATTTTTGTGTCAATGGATTTAATTTTAATTATCTTATCAATAAAGAATATTTTTGTAAGGATATTAAAGATTCAGGTTCAGGAATTTACAATGCAATTATTATTTCTAAACCAAATAATGAAATAATGAAAAAATGTATAGACCAAGTTGTAAAAAATGTGAATAATAAATTTTACGGTAATAGTATTTTTGAACCATCAGGTCCATTAATGGTAAAGAAATTTTTTACAGAACAAGAATTTAATCAATTGAAACTAAATTTAAAATATATGAATAACAATATAAAACTAAATATTAATTACAATAATTTTCCTATACTGCATTTTCACGATAATTATAGAATTGAACAACCAACACAAAATAAACATTGGAGTCAATATTGGGAAGAAAGAAATATGTATGTATAATATATGTTGTTATTAAAAAATAATAAATTTAAAACATTTAATAAACAAAAATTTAAAAAAATTGTGTTTAACAGAAAAATGTTAATGAAAATAAGATATAACAATATTAGAGAATTAATAAATAATAAAAATAATCCAGATGTTATTCCAAAAAATATTTTTCAAGCTTGGCATTCAGATAATTTACCTAATTCTGTAAAATTTTGTATTGAAAATATTAAAAGATGTAATCCTAATTTTAATCATTATTTATATAATGATGAAAAATGTAGAGAATTTATAAAAAAACACTTTTCAAATGATGTATTAAATACATATGATGCAATCATTCCGACAGCAATAAAAATAGATTTATGGAGATATTGTGTATTATATAAATATGGTGGAATTTATTTAGATGTAAAATATTTTTGTGTCAATGGATTTAATTTTAATTATCTTATC